TTTCCGGCAGAAAGAAAAGTTCACAAAAAGAGAAATTTTCTCTTGACATTCACAGTTTGCAAAGTTATAATCGGGCTGTGAAGTTCACAATATGTGAACCGAAACGAAAAATAGTTGGAGGTGAAAAGATGAACCGAACCATCGAGGAAGTCCGCAAGGCAAAGGGCTTCACGCAGGAACAGGTGGCAAAGGGCGTAGGAATTGGCGCCTCGACGTATTGCCAGTACGAAACTGGGCTGCGGGGAGTTCCCGCAGATGTAGCAAATAAGATCGCTCGGTTCCTTGATGTGGAGATTGGCGAAATTTTTTTGCCGACAAAGTTCACAACTAGCAAACATTAAGGACGAGCGAGAGGAGGAACACACATGAATTTGTACGAAATCAGCGTGGTGGACGGCAAAGGCATTACCCACAAGTCGAAGATCTACGAAATTAACGTGGACGCTGCTTTCAAAGAGGCGTTTATCCAGGGGAAAATCTACGGAGCCGAAAAGCTGGACGACTGCACGGTGCAGCAGATCCAGACAAACGCAGGCGTTTCCAAAGACACCGAACGCGAGTATTTGGGCCGAATCAAGAACATTCTGGATGCCCTGGGTCGGAACAGCTATTGCGCAATGGCCTTTGAAGGCTGCGTGGGGGATGCTGAGGAGGACATCGACAACGATTTTGCAGTCAGTATGAAGGGTCGCTGGGAATCCGAGAAAAAGGCCCACGAAGAAACTCGCGAAGGCCTGATCGGCAAGCTGAACGACCGTATAAAGCGCGTTGCGGAGCTTGAAGCCGAAGTGCAAAAGGCCCGGCAGATGGAGGGCCAGGCACGGAAGGAGGCTGCGGAGTTCAAGATCGCCCTGGAAAAGGCGAAGGGAAAGATCCTCCCGGACAACGTTGCCGCAGAACTTACCATTATGCTGCGGAAGCAGGCCGACGAAGCCGCCAAGGAGGCGCTTTACCACGCGGACCGGATGGTGGTAGAGGTTGAAAGTTCCGTTCCCGTTGGTGCGACCAACATCACCAAGTACTACAACGAGTGCCGCAAGGCCCAGTCCGATGCGCTGCGCCTGCTGGGTGCGCTGGGAAACATTGGAGGCTCGGAAAATGACGATTGACGAGCTCCGCATACTGCGCGGCCTTTCCATGACGAAGCTGTGCGAAGCCGCAGGGCTTTCCATGGGGGCAGTTTTCAAACTGACCAGGCCGGGCGCAGAACTTGAACGGGCCCAGCTGGGCACCGTTATGAAGCTGGCCGCCGGGCTGGGCGCGGTGATTACCGTTGACCCGGAGGGTGTGACCATAAGACCACAGGAGGAAGCAAAATGAAAATCAAGTCCATTGCATTGCAGAAGATCGCGGCCGTGTGTGGCGGCCTGGGCCTTTTCTTCGGCCTGGGCTTTGCCGGGAACTTTGAGACGACCGGCGAAACCAGCACCGGCACGTTTATGGTTTCCCTGGGCTTTCTGCTTTTGGCCGTGCTGCTGGCCCGTGTGAGCTTTGCAGTGCAGGACATGGAGAAGCGGGAGAACAAGATCCATAAGGCCCAGAAGGGCACCGTGAAGCCTCGCATGAAGCGGAAGGCAGGCTGACCATGTTTCACACAACGGTGAAATGCGTGGACTGCGGCGCGCTTATGGTTGACGTGCCGAGCAATACAAAGCGCTGCGCCGTCTGCCGTGTGGGCCACAACAGAGAATCCGTCCGCAGGGCGAACGAGACCAGGAGGGCCGAGGAGGCCGCACGGCCGAAGCCGCGAAGCCTGGACGACGACCTGGAAACCTTGAAGAAATACAACGAGCAGCGCCGGGCCGCAGGCCTTGAGCCTTTGACCTATGGCGTTTGGAGGTCCAGAGGGGCCCCGGAGGAATACGCATGAAAGAATTTGACAGCATCCGCATTGTAGACAAGGGAGGCGACAGCCTTTCTTTTGAAATGACCGGCAACGTTGCAGGAAGTCCATACGACACGATCGTGTTTTTGCTTCGGGCAACTTCCGGCCTGATTGCCGCCTCGGCCAAGGACAGCGCAGATCCGCAGAAAGTGGCGGATGTTTTTGCAAAGTTATTCGCCAAGCGTATTGCGCAGGATATCCAGGACGAGCGGGACCGCCGGGCGGAGAGTGCAGAGGCGGTCGTGGAACGGTTTAACTTTCAGGTGCGCGAGATTTCGGAAAGCGTTAAGGCGTCGCTGGTGAATGATGCGGAGCAAGAACAGGAAGAGGCTCAGGGCGCGGCGCACAAGCCTGCAAAGAAAGGGGGCTGCGAAGAATGATCCTTTTGTTTATTGGCGGCCTGGTTGTTGGCGCCTTAGCTGGCATCTTCGCACTGGGGCTTATTTCCTCCGGGCATTGTGCGGAGTGCCGCGCATATTACGACCGCCAGATGGAAGCCATGCGGAGGAGGGAAAACCGGTGGCAGTAAGTGAAGCCTGGCGGGACGTGCCCGGCTATGGCGGCAAGTACCAGGCAAGCGACATGGGCCGCATTGCAAATACCTTCTGGCGCGGCCAGAGGCGCCAGAACGGAGGCCGCACAATTATGGCCCAGTTCAAGAAAAAGCCTCACGGAAAGGCCAGGGACAGCGCAAAACGCTTTGTGCACCTCACAGATCTGGAAGGGCACAGGAAGGAGGTTTCCGCCGCAAAGGTCGTGGCAGAAACCTTTCTGGGGCCAGTTCCTCCCGGGATGGCGATTTTTCACAAGAACGGCAACCCGGCGGACAACTCCGTTTGGAACCTGGTTTTCCGCACCCCGGAAGAAATAGGACGCATGACCGGCGCGGATAGCACCCGGCGGCCGGTGCTGAAATTCAGCGCCACCGGCGAGCTGCTGGAATGCTATTCCAGTGCCCGCCAGGCTGCCAAGCAGAACTATTTCAGCTACCAGGCCATTATTGACCGATGCAACGGCAAATGTAAACGGCACGTTCTGGCCCCGGACGGCAATTATTACGCCTGGGACAACACCGTTGGCGTAAGAAAGGCTAAAGAGGACCTTCGGGCGCTTGCCCGGCAAGAAGGCCGCCTATTTGTCCCGAAGAACTGGCCCGCTACCTAAATTTTACCACGAAAAGAGGTTGGAACACATGAGCAAACCCGCCACGAAAGCGGCAAACAGCCCGTTCTATTTGGCACGAATGGAGGCTGCGAAGGTCAACGACCGATTCAGCAGCCGCGAAGGAGCAGCAGACGAAACGGGCATTGACCGCACCCGGCTGGCCCGCATAGAGCTGGACAGCATCACCCCGTACCCGGAAGAAGTTATGCTTCTGGCCGATGCCTACGACGCCCCGCAGCTTTTGAATTTCTATTGTTCGACGTGCTGCCCGATTGGCCGCCAGAACGTGAAGCCCTGCGCATTGCAGGAGTTCGACCGCGTTATGATGCAGGCGCTTGCCGCATTGCAGGGCGCAGACAAAGTTAGCGCCGCCATTATTTCTATTGCCCGGGACGGCCGCGTGGACCCCGGCGAGGATGTGCAGATGGGCGAGATCCTGGCCTACATGAAGAACGTTGCCAGTACAGCGGAGGCAATGCAGCTTTGGATCAAGAAGAATTTGAAAGGAGATGCCTACAATGGCAAGAAGTAAGAAAAGCACCCGGGAGCCTTCCAAAATGGTGCGGGTGGACGAGGCAATGGAGATTTTGAGCGTTTCCAAGTCTACCGCCTACCACACCATCCAGAAGTTTAACAACGAGCTCCGCGCCAAGGGCTACGAAGTGCCCCGGGGCCGCGTTCCTCGCAGCTATTTCATGCAGCGGTGCGGCTTATGAGTGAAGAAGAAACCAGAGAGCGCACCAGCGCGATTCTCGGCCGCCCTGTGAGCGATTCCGCATGGACGGAAGCCTGGGAGAAGGCCAAAAGAAAAATCCGCCATATCGCAGAGTTCTGCGGGTATGACGGATGCAGAGAGCAGCCCGGCTATATGGCGCAGCTTGCAGCGGAGTACATCCGCGAAGCGACGCTTTCAGCCTGGACAATAAAGAGAGGGGCCGCCAAAAATTGACGACCCCAGAACACACACCAACAGTTTATCACGATTTTTGCGAAAAATCAAGGAGGACACACAATGGAACTTTTGACGTTGAGCCTTGAAAACTTCCAGGGCTTGAAGCATGAGGAAATCCAGTTGGACGGCCACAGCGCCAGCATTTACGGCCGGAACGCCAGCGGAAAAACCACCATTTTCAACGCCATCACCTGGCTGCTTTTTGGCAAGCCGAGCACCTGGGCGAAGAACTGGGACCCCAAGACAAAGGGACCAAACGGGGATTTGCACAACCTGGAACACAGCGCAACCGGCACCTTCCGGCTGGACGACGGCCAGACCGTGACCTTGAAAAAGGTTTTCCGCGAGGTGTGGAAGCGCAAGCGTGGCAGCGCCGCAGAGGAGTACTCCGGGAATACTATTGACTACCAGATTAACGGCGTTCCTTGCAAGGAAAAAGAGTACATGGCGGCCGTCCAGGAGTATTGCAGCGGCGAAGAAACCATGAAGTTGCTGACCATGCCCGACTACTTCCCCTCCGTTATGGACTGGCAGAAGCGCCGGGAAATTCTGCTGGACATTTGCGGCGACGTTTCCGACGCCGACGTGATCGCCAGCACCCCGGAGCTGGCAGGGCTTCCCGAGTTCCTTAAAATGCCCGGCAGCACGACCCGCCTCTATAAGGTGGACGAGTACAGAAAAATCGCTGCCGCCAAGAAAACCGACCTGAACAAGAAGATCGAGGCCATTCCGAACCGCATTGACGAGGCAAGTCGCGCCATTGACAAGGACCTCCCGACGCCCGAAGACCTGGCGGCCAAGCTGGCCGCAGCGGAGGCCGAGGAAACCAAGATCGCAGAGGAAAAGCGGGCAATTCTGGCCGGTGATACTTCGGAACTCCGCAGCTCCCTGGCGAACGCCAAGGCGGACTATGCAGCGGCAAAAGCCGAGTACATCGAGGAGGGCAGCTCGGCCCGGGCCGAGCACCGCAAGGCACAGGAGAAGGCAGAAAGCGAACTGCTGGAAGCCAAGACGGAGGCTGCCAACGCCACCGCGGATGCCCGGCGCAAGAAAGCGGACCTGGAACACATGAAGGCCCGCCGGGAGGCCATTCTGGCCGAGTACAAGGAAGCAGCGGCAGAAACCTGGGACGAGCACCGCGAGATCTGCCCGACCTGCGGCCAGGCCTTGCCGGAAGAAAAGGTGGAGGAGCTCCGCGCAGACTTCCTCCAGCGCCGGTCTGCCAAGCTGGAAGCCATCAACGCCAAGGGCAAGAAGGAAGCCAGCAAGGAAGCCATTGCCCAGCTTGAACAGGACATTGCAGCCCTCGAAGAAAAGGCAGCGGCAGCCGAGGCCCGCGCCGATGAAATTTACACCTCTCGCAAAGAGACCATCAAGGCAGAACCGCCCCGCCCGGACTTCTCCGAAACTGACCGCGGCCAGGCCATTGCGAAGACTATCCAGACGATTTCCGGCCAGATCGAGGCGGCCGAGCAGAAGCAGAGCACAGCCCTCCGCGAGGTGAACGAGCGCCAGCAGGCAGCTATGAACAACTGCCGCCAGATCCGCTATATGCAGAGCCAGGCAGAGGCAGCACAGCGCCAGAGCCAGCGCATTGCAGAGCTTGAAGCCGAGGAAAAGAGCCTGGCTGCGGAATATGAGAAGACCGAGCAGGGCGTTTACCTGTGTGAAGTTTTCGTAAAAACCAAAGTGGCCCTTCTGACCGAGCGAATCAACAGCAAGTTCAAGTCTGTGAGCTTCCAGCTTTTCCGGGAGCAGACAAACGGCGGCGTCGCTGACTGCTGCGAGGTTTTGGTGCCCGGCGAGGGCGGCGCCATGGTGCCGTATTCGACAGCAAACAAGGCGGCCGTGGTAAATGCTGGCCTGGAAATTATCGCCACGCTTTCCCACCACTACGGCGTCCGGCTGCCTATTGTGGTAGACAACGCCGAGAGCGTGACCGAACTTCTCCCTGTTGATTCCCAGGTGATCCGCCTGGTTGTGAGCGCAGAAGACGAGAGCCTGCGCGTGGAGGTAGACAAATGAACGAACCTTTTGTGCGGAAGATTTACGAATCCGGCTCCGATTCTGTCGGAAGCGGTATCCAGGATGGGCTGAACTTCTACGGCCAGCAGTTCAAGAATCTCATTGAATCATTCCCGACCGTGGATGCACCTATTTTCCTTGCGGCCATGAAATCCGTTCACGACGGCATCCGCGGCGTTATTCCCGAAAACGGCGCAGATTTGGAAGATGACATTTTGCAGCACGTCACCACGTTTGTGATTCCTTTTCCGGGAGGGAAGAAATGAGCGCCAAGGACAAAGACCAGGAGCCCGGCACGTTTATGATCCAGGCTTGCCGCTGCCGCCGCTGCGGCGGGCTGCTGACCAGCAAAGAGGGTGTGAGGAACGGCATCGGCCACGTTTGCCGCATGAAGGCCCTTCGGGAGATGCCGGACCCGAACCAGGTAACGGTTTTTGACGTCCTGGGCGACAAAGAGGAGAACACACATGAAAAATAATTTTCCGTTCCGCCCGCACTGGAAGAAGCCGGAGGAACCCAAGGCGGCCCCGGAAACTTCACAGTATCTACCGCGGGCCGTTGAACTGACCGTGGAGCAACACAAGCCGGAAGAAGGCCTGCGGGTGCTTCTGGAAGGCTTTGCGCATTACTTCAACTGCACGGCGGAGGCCCTGGGGCCGTACCCGCTGGCGGATACCGCAATGTTGATTGTGCTTTATACCCACATTGCGGCGAGCCTTTCTTACCAGGACCCGGCGGCCGCCAAGATGGCAGAGCAAATCGAAAAAGTTGTAAAGCTGCCGCCCGTAGATTTCTACGCGGCCAGCAAGAAATAAAAAAATGGAGGAACACACATGAACGCAGAAAACGCAGCAATGACCCCCGCAGCCGAAAACGCGGTTGTAGAAACCGCCACCGAGAGCATCGGCACCCGCTTTACCAAAAAGGTGCTGGCCCAGTTTGCCAGTAACACCGGCAGCCAGATTGCAGTAACGGAGTTCCAGCGCCGCCTTATCCAGGGATACTTTATCCAGATCGACCGCGCCCTGGCCGTAGCAGAGGAGGCCCGCGTGGCGAAGAACGCCAAGAACCGGGACCACAAGTGGGACGAAACCCTCCCCGTAACGTGGAAGTTCGTCAACCTCCAGGACCTGGCAATGGACCTGGTACGCTACGCCCGTATGGGCCTGGATATGCAGTGCGAAAATATGTTGTTCCCGATCCCGTACAAGAACAACAAAACGAACCTGTACGACGTGACCCTGATGCCCGGCTATAACGGTATCCGCTACGTTGCCATGAAATATGCGCTGCACAAGCCCAAGGCGGACACGATTGAGCTTGTTTACAGCAATGACAAGTTTGCCCCGCACCCGAAGGACAGCCGCCACCCGGTTGCATCCTACGAGTTCGAGATCACGAACCCCTTCGACCGCGGCGACATTATAGGCGGCTTTGGCTACCTCGAATACGACGACCCGACACAGAACGAGCTTATTGTTATGCCCATGGCTGCCATTCGCAAGCGTATGCCCAAGTACGCAAGCGCCGAGTTCTGGGGCGGTACGAAGCAGGTCTACAACAAGGAGACCGGCAAGAAGGAAGACACCACCGTGGAAGGCTGGCTGGACGAAATGTGCCGCAAGACCCTGATCCGCGAGGTTTTCAGCGCAAAGCACATTGTACGCGACCCCGAAAAGCTGGACGAAGATTACCGCGTGATGAAGGCCAGAGAGGTTGCCTATGCCGAGATCCAGGCGGAGGCTGAGATCCAGGAACAGGCCAACACCGTTCTGATCGACACCGCGCCGCAGTCCGCAGCGCCCGCAAGCCTGCCGGAGCCCAAGAAGACGATCCAGGTCGATGCCAGCACCGGCGAAGTTCTGGAACCCCAGGCGGCGCCCGCGGCAAAACCCACCAGCCGGAAAGCAGCCCCGGCACAGTGGGACGTTGCGGAGCCGGACTTTTAAGTGGACATTCGGCCCATTGCCAGCGGCAGCAGCGGAAACGCCTATTGGATATCCGACGGCAAAACCCCGCTGCTGCTTGATGCTGGCATCCCGATGAAGGCAATCCAGATAGGATGCGGATTCCGTGTGCGGGAGCTGGGAGGCTGCTTTATTACGCACTGCCACGGAGACCACAGCAAAGCCGCAAAAGACCTTCTGCGCTACGGCGTGGACGTTTACACCGGCCAGGGCACCATTGACGCCTGCCACCTGGAAGGCCACAGGCTGCACGTTACGCGGCCGCTTGAACAGCTTACCGTGGGCACCTTCCTGGTTTTGCCCTTCGATGTGGAGCACGACGCGCCGGATTCACAAGGCTTCCTTCTGGAATCTACGGCGACCGGTGAAAAGCTGCTTTATTTCACAGATACCTATTACCTGAAATACAAATTTTCCGGCATTACCCACATACTCGGAGAGTGCAACTACACCCGGGAACGGGTGCAAGAAAACCTTGCAGAAGACACGCTGCCAACAGTTCGGGCCGCTCGGTTGATGCACAGCCACATGAGCCTCCAACACCTGGTTGAATTTTTGGAGGCCAGCGACCTTTCGAGGCTGAAACAGATCTACCTTGTGCACCTTTCGGCCGAAAATTCAGACGAGGCCGAAATGAAGCGCCAGATCCAGCGGCTTACCGGCGCGGAAGTGTACGTTTGTTAATTTCTACGATGGAGGACGACATGGCCGGGGTAAAAATTGAACAGGGGACCTTGACGCACAGAAAAACGCTGCGCCTTAAAGGCCTGCTGGGGATAGGCGTCGCCCAGGCGGTCGGCCATCTTACAATGCTCTGGGTATGGGCCGCAAACAGCACCAAGGACGGCAGCCTGGCGGGAATGACGCCGACGGAAATCGCAGAGGTTTCCGGGTGGGCAGGCGAACCAGCCGACTTTCTGGCGGCCATGATAGATGCCGGTTACATAGACGAAGCACCAGACGGCTTCCGGCTCCATGATTGGGCCGAAAACACAGGACAGACCGAAGCGGAAGCCCGCCGGGAGGCAGCACGAGAACGGCAACGGAGATTCAAAGAGCGAAAGCGGGCAGAGAAGGCCGCAGAGGCCGCGAGGGCGGAGGCAAGCAAAGTCCCTGCGCCGCAACAAAAGCCGCTTGTCGTGGCCCCGCAGCCGCCGCAGAGAACGGAACCACGCACAGACCCAGAACTGGCCCGGGCTGGACAGTTTTACTTGAACAACATAAACCCGACGCCGCCGCGCTGGGAGCTTGAAGACCTGACCCAGGCTGTCGCTGAGTTTGGCGCCGACGTGGTGATCCACGCAATGGAAATCGCCCAGAGAAACAAAGCGCCGAACTGGAAATATACCCGCGGCGTACTGGCGCGGTATAGGGAGAAGGACGTGAAAGACCTTGCGGCGGCCGTCGATGCGGATAAATGGACAAAGGAGGAAGCACGAAATGGAAAAGCTGGGCGATATGATCGCCAACGGGACGCAGTCCCGGCAACCCAGGACCTCGCAGGATTCCACACCGCGTGAAACCTCCATCCTGGCAGACGAGGCAATCCGCCGCGGCTACAAGATGGACAAACCGGCACCGGAGCCGGAGCATTGCAAGTTCTGCGGCAAAACCCTGCAATACAGGGGCTTCCTCCTTCCGGCCATTGCGCCGCACCGCGTGTTCGGCTGGGATTCGCAGCCGGAGCGCTGCACCTGCACAAGGGCGCAAGCCTACTGGGAGAGGACGGAGGCCAAGAACAAGGCCGCAGAGGAAGCCAGGGCGGCCGCAGAAGCCGCCGCAGCCTTCAACCGGCGTATAAACCGCCTGTTGGGTGACAGCGGCATGGGCGCCCGCTTCCAGAACAGGACCTTTGACCGCTTCCAGGTGACGCCGGAGAACCAGAAGGCCTATACCACCTGCAAGGAGTATGCGGCAGCGTTCAAAGCACAGATGCTTCCCGGCAAGGGGGAGGACGGCGAAGCAGTACCCCCGCAGCGGGAGCGCAACGGCCTTTTCTTGGTGGGAGGCTATGGCACCGGCAAAACACACCTGGCCGCAGCCGTTGCAAATGAGCTGATCCGAAACGGCACCCAGGCCCTGTGCATGACCATGATCGACCTTCTGGCGAACGTGCGCCGGACCTACAACGGCCAGGGCGACGAGGCGGACATTTTGAAGCTCTACACCGAAACCCCGCTGCTGATTATTGACGACCTGGGCAGCGAGGCAGCAACCGAGTGGACTTCGTCCATGATCTTCACCATCGTAAATGCCCGCTACGAAGCCTATATGCCCGTGATCGTAACGACCAACTGCGGCACCGAGGAACTGACCCGGAGCCTGACACCGGCCGGGTGCAGCGAGCGAAACGCCCAGAAGATGATTGACCGCCTCCGGGAAATGTGCCTTGCGGTTCCGCTTGACGGCCCATCATGGAGGGCGAAATGAGCACAGAGAACGGCCGGTGCTACCGGATCTGTAAGACCTGTGGGAACCGCTGGAACGTGAGCTGCATAACAAAAGGCGGCGGGCAATCCTACATCTGCCCCCTCTGTGAGTGGCAGAAGAAAAATAAAACCCAGGGAGGGCAGCATGAGAAGTTACAACACATTCGCAAACCGCGGCCGTGATTTTGAGGACTTCGTTATACAGGTGAACGACCTGTATACCCGCAGCGGAAAAGCTGTGGTCTACAAGGTACCAACGGAGTTTTTGCCGATACGCGACAGCACCGGCCAGATCAAGAGCTGCAAGGTGGAGCATAAATCCTGCGTTGATTTCCTGGGACGATACAACAGCATCCCCGTTGCGGTGGAGACCAAGCAGACGCACACCGGCCGCATTGACTTTGACGCGGTGCAGCCCCACCAGGCGGTCTTCCTGGACGCCTGGACGACCGACAAGGCGGTGGGCATGATTCTTGTTAGCTTCAACCTCCGCCGCTTCTTTGCCGTTCCATGGCCATTCTGGAAAGCTGCCAGGAGCGCATGGACAGCCCAAAGGGGAACAGCCAAGAAGAAACGCACCCCGCCCATCGTGACGGCCTACGGCCAGACCTGGACGCCGCCGCCCATGGCAAGCGCAGCCCCGGAAGATTTTCTCCCGGCCTGGGAAGTGCACCTCGGCGGCCGCACCGGCCTGCCATACCTGGAAACCATTGAAAAGCTGGAAGGAGTTCTGGAATGAGTGACGATATTTATTTAGCCCGCTTCGAGTATGCGAAGCTGACGGAGCAGGCCGCGATCCCCGTTATTATCGTGACGGCGAACCAGGACGACTACCCGCGGCGCTACGTTGCCCGCCTTTGGGACATGAGCGTTCCGACGAGCACCCAATACATGGCCCTGGAAGACACCCTGGAAGAGTTACGAAAGACAATTCCGGCTGAAATGAGCCGCCTTCCGGCAGCACCGGACGACAGCATTGTGGAAGCCTGGCTTTAAGGAGAAACACATGGAAAAAGTACGTTTTGAAGCCTTCAACGTTGAAGAACTGCGCGTCCTGCGCCGGGCTTGCTACGAGGCGGGAGCCGCATTTGGCGACCCGGGCCACACGGCGGCGGAGCGGGCCACGCTGGACGACCTGGCCGTCGAGATCCTCGGCGAGCTGAAAAAGAAGGAGGCGGCCGCCGCCCAGCAGCGACAGGAAGAACCGCTGGAAAAGGCCGCGAAGGAGCCCGAAAAGGGCGCGGCCGATCAGCCGCCGGTTGCGCCGAAAGCTTTCCAGAAGCCAGAGCCGCAGAAAAAGCGCGCGGTGCAGCGGCTGGACATTCTGGAAAGGGCAAAAGCTGCACAGCCCGCCGAAAGCGCCCACAGGGGCCGGAAATAAGGCGAAAGGAGAGAACACACAATGAGCAGCACAGACAACCTCCCGCGCCCGGCGGACAGCCCTTGCCTCAAATGCGCTTCCGCTGGCTGCACGAGCATTACCATTGGCAAAGGCGACAACCGAAAGACCTTCCCAGGCTGCGCGACCTGGCAGCAGTGGTTTTCTGAACGCTGGCAGGGCTACCAGGCAACTGCCTACAAAATGAAGCACCTTCGGAAGGCGCGGGGGCACGGGAATGACTAGATATATTTCTGTGTACCGTTGCCGCCTTTGCGGAAAGGAATACGCTGAAGGTGGCACGGACACCGGACGCGCTGCCATGAATGGCGCAAACGAGGCGGCGTTAACTGCAAGCGGCATTGAGCCTGGACGACTGTGCATGAACGCGCCCACACTGTTTTCAGTTCACCATTGCGACGGCGGAAGTTATGGCGTTTCTGAATTTTTGGGTTTTAAGAAAGTTGACTTAGAATACAAAATGAAGGAAATTTTTGAAAACCTTTGCAAGGAGTATAAAAAGAAGGGCGTAGAAGCGGAGGTTTCAGCTTCCATATTCCAGGGTGAGTTTTGCATAACCATGCGCAAGTCAAACGGCATTGTAAGAAAAATAGCTTGTTCGGCGAACGTGAGAGTGCTGGCGGAGGGCTGCGGCGAAAAATTCCCGCTAGAAGGCTATTGCCACGACATATTCGAGCGGATGAACCTAGAACTTGACCAGCTTTTGGCAAGGGAGGCACGGAAATGAGCAAGAACGTATTTGTTAAAGCCGATTCGTTCCGGCGCCTCCTTCTTGGCGCTGCCGGAGGCTATGAGCTGCAAGGCTACCATGAAGCGGCCCAAACCGTTATGCACGTTATTGACGCACTGGACGAGCTGACAACAGGCGGGAAAGGGAGAAGCCAGGAGGACGAGGACCGGGAGGCCGCAGAGGCCGCGAAAACCATTCGGCTTTACTGCGAGAAGCGCCGGAAGGCGGACTGCTGCGAAAGCTGCATATTCAACAAGGGCAATAAAGGACCGCTTTGCCCGCTTTATGGCAGCCCGATGGGCTGGGATGGATTCGGAGGAAAAGAAAATGGCTGAAAGAAGAATCGCTGATATTGGCCCGCTCCTGGAAGACCTCAAAAAGGAGTTGAAAGACCTGGAAGGCTCCACAGAAGCCTTGACGGTTGAGGAAGCGGCAGAAGACGAAATCGAGGATCTGAAATCGTTGCCGGTTATTGACCCAACGAGCCTGCGACTGACCGCAAAATGGGTTATTATGCGGCGCATGGCGGATGGAGCGGAGTGCAAGTGTGGGAACTGCGGTCGCCGCGAAACGTTCGCGACTTTTGACCGGCATACGGACCATGTTTATTGTTGCCGCTGCGGGCGCAAAATGGAGGGCTTTTATAATGACTGAATACATCCGGCGTGAGGCCGTGTTAAAGAGCCTGGAATATACCACGGTATGGGAGGCAGAAGCGGAGAACGTTATCTCGCTGACCCTCCGTGCGGCACGAGAAAAGGTTGAAAAACTTCCTGTTTTGCAGGAAAAAGACCTCTTTCCCGCCTGGCGCGACCCTGACAAAGACCCGCCCAAGGTCGAAACCGAAGTGCTGATTTTGTACCGCAACGATATTGACGGATACAGTATTACGACAGCGCACTATGAAGATGGGAGCGTTTTTTCACAAGATAGCGCATGGTATTGGGAAGACCTTCCCGATTGGGGAACATACGACGAGGAGCGGGACGACTACAAAATCCCGAAAGGCTGGTGGGAATACCGCCACTTCAACCCGGACGACGTTTACAACAACAAGATAGACCGCCCCGTGGTGGGTTGGATGCCGATGCCGCCGGAGGAGATTACAAAATGAGCGAAAAGCACACGACCGTCCGCAATGAATTTTACAAGTGCCGCGGCTGCGGCCAGGTTGTTACGTTTTCCGATGAGCGGGAAACCATGCTTGTGATAAATGGGGCAACCGTAAAGGTAAACCTTGACAGCGGAAAGACAGAAAAACGAGTTTACGCCATTTTTGCCGGTTGTGACCAAGGAAGGGTCTATCTTCTCCATCGTTGCGACCGTTCCCGTGTTTGCGTATGTGACTTTATCGGATTTGAGGTGCAAGAAGATGGCAATCAATAAAAAGATCCGCGAGGCGGTATACCAGAAGTACGGCGGCCGCTGCGCGTATTGCGGTAGGGCGATTGCCTACAAGGATATGCAGGTCGATCATTTCCGGCCGCTGCGGGTATGGAATGAAGCAGACGGCGCGGCGGATGATATTTCAAACCTTATGCCCGCCTGCCGGATGTGCAACCATTATAAGCGCGCAAACTCCCTGGAAGTGTTTCGCCGGTATATTGCCGAGATTCCCCGCAAGCTGCGCGGCAACTATATTTATAAAATTGGCGCGGCCTACGGGAACGTCGTTGAAAATGAAAAACCGATTGCGTTTTTCTTTGAAACCGAGGAGGAAAAAGCCAGCTCCGGAGCTGCCATAATGAGCCCGGAAGATATGGCCCATTACTTGATGGACTTTTGCCACGAACATTTGGCGGCAGGAAAAGGCTGCCAGGGATGCTCTTTTAACAGACCATCCACCAAAGAGTGCGGCGGAGCGTGCCGCCTTGGCGTTCCGTCTGACTGGGATTTTTGAGGAGGCGAAGAAATGAGCGAAAAACGTATGGTCTACGCGGAGGATGTGATCCAGAGAATCCGCGACCTGGCCCCGGAAATCCTGGGCGGCTGGTATAACCCGGACATGGAGAACGAGTTGGAGCAGCTTGTTTGCGTTGTGGAAAACACTCCGACGGCAGCAGCCCAGGACGCCCAGCGCTGGCGCTACACGGCAGAGGAGCCTCCAAAGGAGGAAGACGGCGACTGCTGCGGCCGCGTTCTGATCGCCCACGCCGGTGCCCACTGTGCGGTCGCTACGTCCTTACAGTACGCCAAAAAGAACCCGGAGGCGGTCCGCGTTTGGATGCCGCTTCCGAAACTACCGTGGGAGGCTGAAAAATGAGTAAAGCTGTTTTGCTGAGCATCAGGCCTGAATGGTGCAAGAAAATTCTTGACGGAGAAAAGAAAGTTGAGGTGCGCAGGACTTGCCCTGTGCATGGGACGCCGTTTAAGGCGTACATCTACTGTACCCGGACGGCGAGTAAAGAGTTTATTTTGGACGACGACAACTGGGACGTCTCCGCGAAGAAACACGGTGGATGGCCGGGGAAAAGAGGACGCGTCATTGGCGAGTTCACCTGTAAGAAAATTACCGGCCTAACCCATGTTGGAGAAACAGGAAGCTGGGAATCGGCGAGCCTGTACGTTATGGCACCCGGATCATATTACAAACCAGCCGATGAACTTCTTGAAGCGGCCTGCATGAGCGAGGAGACCACAGAAAAATATCTTAAAGGCCGCGACGGCTGCGGCTGGCACATTTCAGACCTGAAAATTTACGATCACCCGCGGCCGTTGAGCGATTTCACAAGGTTGCGGGCGACAAAATTCGGTTACGAGCCTGTAAGGATTGAGCGGCCGCCGCAATCCTGGTTCTATGTGGAGGAAAAGCCATGAAGAAGCAACCTGTTATCCCGACACCCTGCCCGAAATGCGGCAGCACTTACCTGGCCCATGGGAAACCCTATGGCTGCGCAACGCCCTGGCTTGTTGCCTGGCTTGGCAGCCTGCACGGCGTTGTATGTACCGCGTGCGGCCACTACAAGCCCACGGTGATTGCCTGGAACAGGGAGTGGAGAAAGAAAAATGCGCAATGATAGGCTCTTGAAGGAGGCGGAAACAATGATGGAGAAAAGCGCTTTTGACAAGACGCTCGGAGAACTGCGCGACCTGATCGAATGGGAGGACGCAGAAGCGGCCATCCGAGAACTCCACGCCCGGCAGCCGGAAATGGAGCGGCTTTACCTTGACGGCAAGATTTTGCCCGGTGAGCTGCAAGCCCTGGTCATGGTGAGCAACTGCCTTGAAAGGGAATTTATTCACAGGCAGCTTGCAACAGGGCGGCCGCTGCACCTGAACATTTGAGAGGAGACACACCAATGATCGAGAAAGGCTCCATGTTTAAGGCCTGGGAGGCTACCACCGAGCAGCAGAAGAAGGCCCACGAAATGCAAGCCATCTACAAGGCCCAGGAAACCGCCCGGCAGGCAATCCAGGAGGCCATGAACCGGTACATAAAGAAAAAGACCCGCGCCCGCAGCGTGGCGAAAGCCGAAGCAGACCCGTTCGCGGAACTGGAAGGATGGGAAAGCCTTGAACAGATCCAAGAGGCCTACGGCTACGGCGAGATCACCTCCGACCGCCGGGACAAGCTGACGGACTTGTGGGAGGCCAGAGAGGCCGCACAGCGCAAGGGAAAGAAAGACGGCAAATATCACGACCTTGTAACCGATATGCTGGCCCGTGCTATTCACAGCGTGGGCAATGAGTATGCGGACGAGATTGCCGCGTATGAGGAGGAACGCCGGATGCGCCGCAGCTATTACGAGAAGGTGGAGAACAGGGCGAACGGAGGTGCATCGGACGATGGAGAAGAGAGCGACCATTGAACTCCTTGTTGAAGCGGAAGACCCGGACGACCGCGTGGAAGACGATGTTATAGCCGCATTAAGCGAGTGCCTGCGGCATTTTGACATTATGAATTATACAGAGGAATCAAAACCCGCCCCGCCCTTCGAGGCCTGGGCAATCGACCTCCACAAGCGCTTCCCGCGCTGGCCGTATAAGAAGCCAAAGCCGGGCCATGAGAGCTTCCGCCTTCTGGATGGGCCCGCCCCTGACTTCCGCCGCATGACCGTGGAAGAATTTGAAGCCCTGCCCGCTGGCGTATGGATGGACGTCAAAAAGACCCTGCCACCCCTGGAACACCCGGTTTTAACCGTGGACGCCTACGGCAACTACCACACCAACACCGAATACATAGACACCCCAGAGATCCCGTTCTGCATCACCTACAACGACGGCCGTTTCTGGCCGCCGATTGCGTGGAGCAAGTTCGAGCCGTTAAAACAGGGCGGTGATTGATGAATGAGTGATGAAAAGGCAGAACGCCAGCCATTCGTCTGGGGGTGCACAGGCGGCATAAGGGACTACAATTCAAAAGAACTTCCGTTTTTCGAATGGATCGCACACCAGACTACAACAGAAAAGTTCATTGTACCGAAGGAGGACCCACGCATGGACATGGGCAGAAACAGCGAACATTACAGCGACCCCACACCCGGCACGGCCTGGGAGAATATGCGCAGGGAGGAAAAGCGGCTGGATGCCGCCCGCCTTGTTATGGTTTCGGCCCTGGTGCCGATTCTGCGCCAGACGGCAGAGCTTGCGGGCTTTGAGATCATCGGCCGCATACCGCTGCGCGACAAGGCGACCGGGAAGGAGTATAGATAAAAATGGAAGGCTTTGATTTTTTCGGCTTGGCAGCCAAAGAAAGCCGCGAGCCTGAAACCCGGGAGCTGCCGCGCCGGATTCTTTTCCGCGGGAAGCTGAAAAGCGGTGAATGGGCCAGCGGGAACCTGAACGTTGACAGCAAGGGGATTTGTATTATCCGCCCCGGCAAAAGCGTTGTGGGCAAATACGGCCGCGTGAACCCTGAAACCGTGGGGCAGGCTACCGGTATCCTGGACAAACGCGCCCGGGACATTTTCGAGGGCGATATTTTGAAGATTCACCACAAAACGCCCCTGCCCGTCGGCCTGGCCGTGGTGAAGTACGACAAAAAGCAGAGCGCTTTTAGAGCTTTTCCGGTAGATCGCCCCTGGTACGCCTGCCAGATCGCATACCCGGACGAAATCGTGGGCAACATTTACGACAACCCGGACCTTTTGAAACAGGGAGAGGACACACAAAAATGATGAACAAGAGCGCAATCGACTGGTGCGATTTTTCATGGAACCCTGTCACCGGCTGCAATTTTGGCTGTGAATACTGCTACGCCCGCCGCCAGGCCACCCGATTTTCCGGGAACACCCGCCTGAACATGACGAACGAGCAGCTTAAAACGGAAACCGCCGGGCTTTACGTCTTGGAACAACCCTTCAAGAACTACAACGGCGCCGTTCTTCCGTTCCCGGCCGGATTTGCCCCGACCTTCCACAAATACCGCCTGGGAGACCCGGCGAAGAAAAAGAAGCCCGCGAACATTTTCGTTTGCAGCATGGCGGACCTTTTCGGAAACTGGATTCCCGAAGAATGGATCGAGGCGGTTTTTGAAGCCTGCAAGGCGGCACCCCAGCACAATTACTTATTCCTGACCAAGAACCCAGGCCGCTACCAGGCCCTTGCAGCAGCGGGAAAGCTGCCGGAACTTCCGAACTTCTGGTATGGCAGCAGCATAACGGGCCCGGAAAACAGTTTTTGGCGGAGTGAATACCACCACACCTTTGTGAGCTATGAACCCATGCTTAAACCCATGGGCATTGCAGACGGGGACGCCGCCGCAAAGGTTGACTGGATTATCGCCGGAGCCGAAACCGGACACAGGGCGGGGAAGATCACCCCAGAAGAAGGCTGGCTGGAAGAACTGGCAGCCGCAGCACGAAGGGCAGGCGTCCCGCTTTGGATCAAAGACAGCGAGGAGATCCGCGCTGTGATAGGTGGAGAACCGGCCCAGGCCTTGCCGGATGCGCTTAAACGCCCCAAGGACCGCCCCACGCCGCACTGCGCCGAGTGTGAGCACTGTGTTAAGACACAGGAGGGGAAGCGAGGCACCCGGAAAGAATGCGCCATTGGATGGACAGCCGAGGGCTACGAGGACGGAGGCGCCCGCCATATTCCGACCAGAGGAAACCGCCAGTCGCCCGACTGGTGCCCGAGAAGAAAGGACGATGCAGAATGAACAGCCGCGAGAACATGGGCGCCCTGGGCTCCCGTATTGCCAACATGGGCCAGACCCTTATGCAGGCCGCAATCCGTACCGGCGTAGCAGCAGGCGTGAGCGCAGCGGCCGCACACATTGAGGAAGAGCACCAGAAGGAGGCAAAGGAGCGCACGGACCGGCGTCTCCATAACACCCGGCTTCTTCTGAAAAACTACCGCCTTTTGAAGCGGCACACCGCAGGCGCCATCTACAACGCCAAGCAGGCCAAGGAGAAAGAGAGCGCGGCCAGCATCCTGGACGGCCTGGAAAGCTACACCCGGGACGACAGCCTCTATATTGAGAGCATCAAGCGCAGCCAGGAACGCACCCTCATTATTCTGGCCCACATTGAGAAGATGTTGGACCTCTACCGCGTCTGGTGCCAGCAGAACGGCACGGAGGAGGACGTGAGGCGCTACGAGGTGGTAATGGAAACGTACATCCGGGAGCCGAAAAAAAGTGTACAGGAAATCGCGGGCACTTTTGGCATCGAGCGGCGCACCGTGTACAAGGACCTCAATGCAGCAATTCAGCCGCTTACCGCCTTGTTTTTTGGCATTGACGCCGTAAAGGCTGCCTAACGTGCGCCAGGGTGCACAAATTGGGCACTGACAGGGCACTTTGAAAGATATATAATACTAACATGGAGGCTTGAGGATGAATGAAAAACCCTATAACGGCACCCCCCCGAGAGGTAACGCCTGACGGCTTCAAAGTATACTGTGCGTATGACGAGATCGTGGAAACCGACAGCCTGAAACCGAACCCCCGGAACCCGAACAGGCACCCGGAGGCACAAGTGAAGATGCTGGCCCACATAATTGCGGAACAGGGGTGGCGAGCCCCTATCACCGTGAGCAGGCACAGCGGCTACATTGTACGCGGCCACGCCAGACGCCTTGCAAGCTATGAGGCAGGCAGCCGGTACGCCCCCATCGAGTGGCAAGACTACGACAACGACAGCGCCGAAATGGCGGACCTTGTCGCAGACAACCGAATCGCGGAGCTTGCCGTCCTGGACCAGGATGCAATAGCCGGGATTCTGGCCGAGCTGAAAGAGAACACCGACGACCTGGACCCGGAGCTGTCCGGCTTTACGGCGGAACAAATCGAGGACATGATCGCGGAAAACAAGACCGACAGGGAAGCCGAGGAACAGGCCGCGCGCCTGACCCTGGGCGAAAGATTCCTCATTCCGCCCTTTACTGTCCTGGATTCCAGAGGCGGCGTATGGGCCGAAAGAAAGAAGGCCTGGAAGCGCCTCGGTATCCGTTCCGAGGTTGGCCGCGGTGCTGACGACGACAACACGAAGGCGGGCTTGACTTATAACATAAGCAGCCAGCCGCCGGGTGCCTACAAGGCCAAGAATGCCTATGAAGAAAAAATCGGGCAGAAAATAAGCTGGGAGGAGTTCGCCGAACTTTTCCCGGATGCTATGGCGTACAGCGCCACGTCCATTTTTGACCCGGTTTTGTGTGAGCTGGCATACCGCTGGTTTTGCCCGCAGGGCGGCACGATCATTGACCCCTTCGCGGGCGGCAGCGTTCGCGGCGTGGTGGCGGCCCTTACCGGCCGTAAATACACCGGCTGCGATTTAAGCGGCCGCCAGATCGAGGCCAACGTGAGCAACTGGGAAGAGATCTCCCACATTAGCGTCTTGGACGATGCACCCGAGGTGACACCGCCCACATGGATAAACGGCGACAGCTCCCACATCGACGAGCTGGCACCGGGAGAATATGACCTGTTTTTCACTTGCCCGCCCTATGCAGATCTTGAAGTGTACAGCGACAAGCCCGAGGACCTTTCAAACAAGGAATACCCCGAGTTCTTGCAGCTTTACCGCAACGTGATCCGCCGGGCAACCGCTATGCTGAAACCTGACAGCTTTGCCGTTATTGTGGTGAGCGACCTTCGGGACAAGAAGGGCTTTTACCGCAATTTCGTTTCTGACACAATCGACGCCTTCCAGGACGTCGGCCTGAAATTTTACAACGAAGCGATTCTTGTGAATACGGCCGGAGGCCTGGCAATTCGCGTGGGAAAGCAGTTTGAGCACAGCCGGAAAATGGGCAAAGACCACCAGAACGTCCTTGTGTTCTGCAACGGAGATCCTGCCCAAAGCGCAGCCTTCCGCACGGAAGACCCGCAGGGATACGCGGAGGACATAAACAGCTATCTGAAAGCCGGAGCGGGCAAACTTGGCGTGAACCACGAAAAAGTCCTGGTTTTTGCCAAGGACGACCCGGAGAAGGCCGCGGAGATCATCGGAACGCCGGAAACCGCAGAGGAAGCCGACCGGTACGACAACACGGCCCTATTGAAAGAAATTCTCGGAGAAGACACCGGGGACGAATAACAGCGTAGGAGGCTCGGGAGCAATCCCGGGCCTTACTTTTTGCCAGGAAGGAGGAAAGACCATGGCACACACAGGGCAGCGCGACCCGTGGGAACGCCTGCCAGGAGAGACGGCGCGGCAGTATGAGTGCTTCTGCGCTTACCGCGATATGCGATACTTGGAGAAGCCGAAGAAACCGGGCGGCGTTGTTCGGCCGGACTTCACCGTCCGCCGTAGCATTCGCGGCCTTGCCGAGCAGATGGGCGTTACCCGCAAGAGCCTGGAACCCATGAGCGCAAAGTTTGACTGGGTTGCCAGGGCAGAGGAGTACGACAGCTATATTCTGGATTGCGTAGCGGCCCAGAACACGGCCCAGATCGTGAAGATGCACGAGAAGCACGCAGCTATTGCGGAACAGATGCTGCGCAAGGCCACTGGCCGCCTGCTGACCATCCCGGACACCGATATAGATGCAAACGCCGTTGTTCGCATGGTGGATATAGGCGTAAAGGTGGAGCGGCTGAGCCGAGGAGAGCCCACGGAAAACCGCACCGTGACCCATGGCGGCGCGCTGGAAGTAGAAAACACGCAGCGCGCGGACCTTTCCGCCCTTTCCGACGAGGAGCTAAACCAGCTTGCCGGACTACTGGAAAAATCTAGCCCAGGTTGACCCTGCGGCGCTTCTCCGACAGGTCCGCCGGGAGCAGGCGGAACGGAACCTCCCCGAGTTCATCCGCCAGGCCTGGCCCGTCATTGAGCCCGGCACGACGTTCATCGACAACTGGCACATAGATTGCATCGGTGAGTACCTGGAAGCGGTAAACCGCGGCCAAATCACCCGCCTGATCGTAAATATGCCACCTCGCCACATGAAATCCCTGGAAATAACCGTGTGCTATCCGGCCTGGACGTGGGTAAAGCACCCGGAACGGCGATTCATAAAAGTTTCGTATTCCGACAGCCTGAGCCGCAAGCACAACGTTTTGACCCGTGACATTATACAATCCCCGTGGTATGCAGCCAACTGGGGAGACCGATTCAGCCTAAAAGACGACGTGAACCGGCAAAACGAATTTAAGAACAACCACCAAGGCCTTATGTTTTCGACCTCTGTCGGCGGCGCGCTGACCGGTGAAGGCGGCGACTGCATCATACTGGACGACCCGCAGAACCCATTACAGGCCAACAGCGAAACCGAGAGAGAAGCAACCATAGCCTTCTTCAAGAATACCCTGCAATCCCGTCTGAACGACCCGAAGACGGGCGTTTTTATTATTGTGATGCAGCGCCTTCACGAAAAGGACCTGACCGGCCATATTTTGGCCGAGGACCTGGGCTATACACACCTTTGCCTCCCGGCGGAGGCGCCGCAGCGCACAATAATCACCTTCCCGGTGAGCGGCCGCGAGGTGATCCGCGAGGAAGGCGACATCCTGAACCCGCAGCGTTTTGACAAAGAAACTCTGGCGAGCCTTAAAAAGTCCATGGGCTCCTTGCAATATGCGGGCCAGTACGAACAGACCCCCGCCCCGGCGGACGGCCTGATCTTTAAGCGCGAATGGCTGCAAAACTTCTTCGACCCCAAAGCAGCGCCCCACCAAAGTATGCTTATCCAGTCCTGGGATATGGCTTTCACCAAGAGCGAAGGCAGCGCCAAGGTGGCGGGCTACATTGTGGGCCGGAGTGGTGCAGACATTTACATTTGGGACCTGGTAAACGAAAAAATGACCTTTACCGAGAGCGTGGCGGCCGTGCGCACCCTGACGGGCAAATGGCCGAAAGCCAGGGCGAAGGTTATAGAGAACAAGGCCAACGGCCCCGCAATCGTTGACCTGTTGAAAAAGCAGATTCCCGGCATGGTAGAGTTTAACCCAAAGGGCAGCAAGCAAGAACGTGCTCTTTCCGTTACGCCCTACTTTGAAGCCGGGAATATTCATTTCCCGAAGCCGGAAACGGCGCCCTGGGTGCACGACACCATCCAGGATCTTTTGATGTTTCCAAAGGGCGAATACAAGGACGATATAGACGCACTTGTGCAGGCTATCTTGTACTTGATGGACAAGCCCGCAAAGAGCCCGCCAAAGGCAGAAGCAATGCTTTCCAAGAGCAGCTATTGGCGGAGATAAACAGAAGGAGGAAAACGCGTGACAACCCGAAAAGGAGAAGTCGGCCGCATAGGCCAGAAACGCTATGGCGGCGTCTTTTATGAAGAATTTTTGCCGGAGCTGCGCGGCCGCCGGGGCATGGCGGCTTATAGCGAAATGGCAGCAAATGACGACCTTGTGGGCGCCATTCTGTACGCAATAAAAATGCTGATCCGGCAAGTAGACTGGAACGTGGCGCCCGGCGGCGCTTCCGAGAAGGACCAGGAGGCCGCAGACTTCGTTCTGGAATGTATGGCCGATATGCAAGACACCTGGACGGACACGATCAGCGAAATCTTGTCCTTTCTGACTTTCGGCTGGTCTGCCCACGAGATCGTTTACAAGCGCCGGTGCGGCAGCAGCCGGGACCAGCGCCTGAACAGCAAGTACAACGACAGCCTGGTGGGCTGGATGAAACTTCCCATCCGCTCCCAAGAAAGCCTCTACCAATGGGAGTACGACGAGAACGACAACCTTGTCGCACTGACCCAGATGCCGCCGCCGAACTTTGAGATCATCACGATTCCGGCGGAAAAGCTGCTTTTCTTCCGCACGGAGAGCAGCAAGGGCAACCCGGAGGGCCGCAGCATTCTGCGCAACGCTTACCGCTCCTGGTATTTCAAGCGCAGAATCCAGGAAATTGAAGGCATCGGCATTGAACGCGATCTCGCAGGCTTTCCGGTGCTGACTGCGCCGGAAGGGCTGGACATTTGGGACCAGAACGACCCGGATATGGCCGCAGTTCTGAAAAACGCACAATCCATTGTGCAGAACATCCGCCGGGACCACCTGGAAGGCCTTGTGCTTCCGTTTGGCTGGAAGTTGGAGCTTTTGAGCAGCGGCGGAGACCGGCAGTTCGACACGAACAAGACCATCGACCGCTACGACACCCGAATCGCCATGACCGTTATGGCAGATTTTGTGCTGCTGGGCCACCAGCAGACCGGCTCCTTTGCGTTGAGCGACAACAAGACGCATATTTTTTCCATGGCAATCGAAGCCTTCCTGGACGTGATCTGCGAGCAGTTCAACAATAAGGCCATCCCTGACCTTATGAAAATGAACGGCGAGCACTTCGCAGGCCTTACGGACTACCCGCACCTTACCCATGGCGACGTGGAGGACGTGGACCTGGACAAGCTGGGCAACTACTTGAAGAACGTCACGACCTCCGGCCTCCTGGTGCCCGACGAGGGCGTGGAAGACTACATCCGCGCGGCCGCCGGGCTGCCGAAGCGGCTTGACGACTATGTGCCGATGCCTGGCGAGGACCGCGAACCGGGCAAGGTGAGAACCGCCCAGAAGCCGAAGAAAGACACTGGCGACAAGATGGGCGGCCTTGACGACGAGGAGCCGGAAGAAGACCCGGCGGCAGTAGAAAAGGCGAGAAAGGACCTGGGGAGGGACTAAGATGTTTAGTATTCGCAAGGCGCGGGCAGCAACGCCCCACGACTTCGTGGCAAAATCCAAGCCCAAGAAGTCGAAGGCGGGCAAAGATGCCCTTAAAAAGCTGAACGACTACCTGAACTCGGCTTCCAGTGAGCCGATGTACTTCCTACACAACTTTTGGAAGGCCCAGAGCAACGCCATCACCTACAAAGAACTTCGTGAAGCCATTATGAACGGCTACCTTGACGAAGCGACCCTCCAAGCGTGGCAGCAAGATTACTCCCTCTTTGTGAAAAGCCACCTTGAACCCATCTGGCAGCAGGCAGCCAAAGCCGGAGCCGATGCCCTGGCGGCGTCGGCTTCCGGCGGGTGGGTTTTCGACCCCATGAGTGACGCCATGACGGCCTGGATCAAGGACCACGGCGCCGAGTGGGTAACGAAAATAAACGACGAAACCCGGGACGCCATGCGCGCCATGATTGAGGCCAGCACAAAGGGCCAGTTCACGGTGGACGAGCTTTCCCGGGCAATCCGGCCGCTTATCGGTCTGACAGAGCCCCAGGCGGCCGCAAACCTGAAATATTACGCCAGCGTAAAGAAAAATCTTCTCGACAACGGCGTGAAGGCGGATGCGGCCACAAAGAAGGCCCGGGAGCAGGCCTATAAGTACGCCGATAAGCAGCTCCGGCAGCGGGCCTATACCATTGCAATCACGGAGAACGCCGCAGCGTACTGCGCCGGATACCGTGAGGGCACGGCACAGGCGCAGACGCAAGGCTATCTTGGGAAGGGCGTGTATGTTTTTGCGACCGCCGACGATGAAGACGTCTGCCCGGTATGCAGCGCCCTGAACGGCACCGAAACCGACGCCGAGGGAAGTTACCACATCGGCACAACAAAAATGACCTTCAAGATGGGCCCGCATCCGCCGGTGCACCCGCGCTGCCGGTGCGCCGAATACTTCGAGGAGAAGGAACCGCCCGTATTTCTGCCCCAGCAGCCCGCACAGGACGTTATACAGCCGTGGCCCGGTAATTTGCCAGACCCCGGCGAAAACAGCGCAGACGAAAGCCAGGCCTATGTGGCGGGCAGCCTGAAAGTGCCGGATGGCATGACATCGAACGGGCCCGTCCACCTTGGCAATACCGGGAAAATGTACGACTACACCGACGCCAACGGCTGGGAATGGTATTTCAAGCCTGCACAGAGCAAGGGCGGGCAGTATGAGCCTTTCCGGGCCTATGCACAGGAGGCGGGCTATAAGGTGCAGTCTATTGTGGACCCGGACACGGCCGTCCCGGTGGGCGTCGGAACCATTGACGGAAAGTTTGGAGCGTTCCAGGAGAAGGTGCAGACCTCCGCCGGGGGAATTGACCTTGAAGCATGGCAGTTGGGTGCAGCTTCCGACCTTTCGCCGGAGGTGACGGCACAGATCCAGCGCGAGCACGTCACGGACTGGCTTCTGGGCAACTTTGACGCCCACGGCGAAAACTTCCTGACGGACCAGGAGGGCCGAATCGTTGGCATTGACAAGGAACAGGCCTTCCGGTACATGAACGACGCCAAAAGCCATGTAATGAGCTACACATACCACCCGAACAGCGCATACGGCGAAACAGAGCCGGTTTACAACACCCTTTTCCGCCGGTTTGCGGAGGAGGACATAGACCTGAACCTCCAAGACACCTTGCCGTATATAAAGCGGGTGGAGAGCATACCGGACAAGGAATACCGCGAGATCTTCCGCCCCTATGCCGAGGCATTGCACGGCCAGGGAAAGGAAGCCGAAAAGCTGCTGGACGAGATCGTGGAGCGGAAAAGCACCCTCCGCGAAACCTACCGCACGTTTTACGAAAGCCTTTTGACGGAACGCACCGGCGTGAAGACTTCTTTTGTTTGGGCAGACGAGGCCGCAGCCGTTGCGAAGCAGCCACTTGCGGCCGTGCAGATCACCCCGCAAGCGGCTAAGGGCATGACCGTCCAAGACCTGAAACAGATTGCAAAGAGCAAGGGCATTGCCTATTACGGCAAGATGAACAAAGCCCAGCTTGTGCAGGCTGTGACGGACCCCGTGAAAGCCGCAGAGCTTTCCCAGGAGACGAAGGCCAAGGCTGCCGCAAATGCAGCCGCACGAAAGGCGAAAGCCCAGTACACAGCCCCGCAGGCGGCAATCCCGAAGGGCGTAAAGGGCGCCGGGGATATTTTCACCGATCTGTCGAAAGTTCCGACCACGCAAGAGGGAATCCCGATTTCTTCCGACCGCAGCAGCGTGGAGGGCCTTGTTCTTCGCGCCCGGCGGATGAACATTGACGGCTCGGAGTTCTACGAGGTGAGCGGAAAGCTAACGCAAGGGACCTGGGAGCGGACGTTGAAGACGATCAAGCCCAACAGCGCAACCGAGGCGCTGGAATTTGAGGAAGCCTCCAAGACGAGCGCCTTTTTCAGCTCCGGCGGATTGAGCATAGGCGTAAACACGAAGTGCCAGGCCGTGCACGATGGGGAAAAGACCTTGCAGGTCTATACCCACGAAGGCGGAAACTATTACTCCTGGCAGGGCTTTTTCCGGGCTCGTGTTCCGGTGACGGCAGACGGCGGGTTTGATGCCCGGGAAATGAAGGGCCTGCTAAAAACGGCCGGTCTTGACGACCTAACGGCAACGCCTACGGCAGAAGCCGAAAAGCGCCTCATAAAATCCCGCTTGGTCTGGCAAAACGCTCCTTCCCGCGTTCCAGAGTACGAAACCCTGACGGGCGACGCCCTGGACAAAAAGCTGGACGAGATCCTAAAGGACCTTGGCATTGACCAGAAGCGGGTGGACGGCGTGGAACTGCGCAAGGTATGCGACGGCTACGCCGTCTATTACGACCCGGAGCAGGCCAAAGCCCTAAAGGCTGCGGGCGCAGATTATGTTTGGTGCGGAGTTGGCAGAGCCGAAAGCGTTGTTTCTATCGTTCAAAGTGGCGGCCTTCGCAGCACAAACCGGCGTTGCCTTTCCGGCATCCGGCTGACCGGCGCAAGCCCGAGTTCTGACATGGGAACCGGCGGCGCCGACAACGTTTTTACCCGCATCGGAACGAACGCAGGCCGCGGGAAAATCCGGTATGATGACAGCTTTTGCGGCAGCGGCTACCGTCTCATTATAGACGAAGCGGAACTGGGCCGCACGGACTGGTACGCATATACCGGCGATAACTTCGGAACGACCAGGCCGAGCACTCTTCACAGCCGCCAAGGCTCTGAGGAGTTTGTGAAAGGCCAGAACAGATCTTTCAGACCCGGCAACGAAATCATGTTCCGCCAGGGCATACCGACAGAATCTATACAAAAGATTCGCTGCTCGGGCGACTATGAGCGCGACAAGCTGCTGAAAGCGTTTCGTGACGCCGGAATAACGAGCGTGAACGGGATTCCGATTGAGGACTTTGTGGAGGTTGGCGATTACTTATGAACAGACGCCTTGCTTATACCGTAAAGCGGCCGGGCGATAAGAAGCCCACCGGCCTTGCCCTGAACTGCCACCTTTGGCACGGTGCCTTCCGTTACTTCGACATGGAGCACGGCCACGAGATCCCCGGCAAGGTGACAGAGGACGGAGAGGACGCCTTCACATTCACTTCGGAGGGCTGCGCGCCCGGAGCCTGGCAGTTTGAGAAGCTGACTATTGAACGTTTCCGCCGCGAAACCTACAAGATCGTGGAAGGCGGCAACTACATTGCGCAGACAATCCGCAGCACGGCGGACCTTCACGAATGGTACCGCAAGAGGTATGGCGAAGCCGCCGGGCTTTGCTTTCCGCGCGTAAATAACGAATAATTTACGCTTAAATTTTGAAATACGCTGAATTTACGCTGACTTTTGCAATTATTTTGCAAATTCAGCGAATAAGGAGAGAGCCATGTTTACTTTTAACGAAGCACTCGGCAAGAAGCCGCCCGGCAAAGAGCCGAGCGGCCGCATTGCTGGCACCTTCAAGATCCAGAAGTCTGTTGACGAAAAGCGCCTGGCCTTTGGCTGGGCCAGCGTGGCAGCCACGGCCGCGGGTGACACCGTGACGGACTACTACGAGGACATCATAGAGCCCGACGAGCTGGAACAGGCTGCCTATAACTTCGTACAGTTCTACCGCGAGGGCGGCGAAATGCACGAGCGCGGCGGCTGTGCCGTCCTGGTGGAGAGCGTAATTTTCACCAAGGAAAAAATGGCCGCTATGGGCATCCCGGAAGGCGTTGTCCCGGAAGGCTGGTGGATCGGCTTTAAGGTGACAGACGACGAGGTTTGGGAGAAGGTCAAAGACGGCACTTATCCCATGTTTTCCATTGAGGGCGAGGCCGTCCGCGAGGAAGCGGACGAGGAGCCCGAGAACTGAATACCGATAAACCAAAGTCTCGGCACCCGCCGGGGCTTTGTTGTTTATAAAAATCTTCAAAGAAAGGAGGAAACGCAAATGGCAACCAAACTTAAAAACCTGAAAATCAAGAAGGTGGACTTTGTGGACAACGGCGCAAACCCCGGCGCAAGCATTGCCCTGTACAAGAGCAAGCCCGCGGAAGGGAAAGCGCCTGCCGTAAAGCCCGAGGAGGGCACCCCGCCCGAGGAATCTTTTTTGAAGCGGATCGTTCACGCCATTGCCAAGAGCATCGGCGCAACCGATGCACAGGCAGCCGCGGCCGTTGAAGAAGTTTCCAAGAATGCGGACGTTCCCACCTTTTGCGACGCTATGGCTCGCCGCCGGATGCGCCAGACCACAGAAGAAATCTGGGATTACTGCTATGCCCTGAATGACAGCCTGTGCGGCATTGTGGCAAATGCCGAAATTACGGCCGAGGACAAAAAGGCCCTCATGGCCCAGAGCTGCGCAGAGTTCGCAGCGGCGACCGAAGCGGCAATCCCGAAGTGGTCCGGCGGTATTCCCGTGAAGTTGGAAAAGGCAGCCCCCACGCCTCTGACGCCCGACAGAATCGAGAACGCCAAAGCAGCCCGCGCCCGCCTGGACGAGATGATCGCCAAGGCGGAGCCGAAACCCGCAACCAAAGATACACCGCCGGAGCCCCCGAAAGAGGGCGCCGACCCGACGCCTCCCGCTGATCCGCAGCGAGAGGAACCCGTTCAGAAAGGAGCATTTGACATGGAAATCGACAAGAGCAAGCTGTCCGCCGAGGAAGTGGCTCAGCTGGAAGCAATCGAGAAGAAGGCCGGTATCCCGGCCAAGGCAACGCCTGCCGTCCCTGCTGGCGTTGAGAAGGCCGCCCCCGCCACCCCCGCAGATAACGCCACGGGCGGCGAGGAGGACATTTACAAGGGCATTCACCCCGATGTTGCCAAGGAGATCGCAGAACTGCGCAAGTTCCGCCAGGACGCGGAGAACCGCGAACTTCTGACCGTTGCCAAGAAGTACGAGCTTCTGGGCAAGAAGCCCGAGGAACTTGTCCCCGTGCTGAAATCCCTGAAAGCCGCAGGCGGCACCGCCTACAACGATATGATCGGCGTCCTGGACGCGAACCTGGAAGCTGTGCAGAAGTCCGGTGCATTTTCCGAGCTTGGCAAGCGCGGCGGCACCCACGGCGAGGTTATGGGCGGCGCAGGCGACGCATGGAGCCAGATCGAGAAGAAGGCCGAGGAGATCCGCAAGTCCGCCCCTGCTATGAGCTACTACGAGGCCATCGACACGGCTTGCCAGCAGAACCCCGATCTCGTTCACGACTACGAGAACGGCCGCTAAAGAGAGGAGGAAAAGAGTATGAGCACTATCGGCACTGCAACCAATTCCAGCCCGTACCTGGCCGCGCCTGCCGCTGCGGCCATTGAGAACGGCAAGAACCACTTTGTTACCCTGGGCGAGAACGGCGTTTCCCTGGCTACTGCTGGCGCCGCCGCCGTTGGCATTCTGCTGCCTGACACCGAGGACAAGGTGGCAGCAGGCGAGTGCGTGACTGTCCAGATCAAGGACCGCACCCTGATTCAGACCGGCGGCGCTATTACCGCGGGCGACCCCGTGGCAAGCGACGCCACCGGCTGCGCCGTAAAGGCAGAGGCGGAAAAGTTCGTCGTTGGCTATGCCATGGAGAGCGCAACCGCCGCAGGCCAGATCATCCACATCCAGATTACCAAGAGCGGCTTTGTGCCGAAGGCGGGCTAAAGGAAAGGGGAATTAAACCATGAATACCAGAAACACTACCGCGGGCATTACGGCCGAGATCGCCAAAGGCTGGCAGCCCAACAACTACCTGACCAATATGTCCATGGCATACTTCCAGAAGCCGGAAGACTATGTGGCACACAGCATTTTCCCGGTCTGCCCGGTGCAGCTGTCCGCCTCCTACTACTACACGTTCAGCAAGGAAGATCTGGCCCGCGACAACGTGCAGCCTAAGCCTGCGTTCGGCAAGGTTGATCCTGCTGTGATGGGCCAGGACGACAACACCTACAAGTGCCACGTTGACCAGATCATCCTTGGCATTGACCAGATCGCCGCCCTGAACTACCAGCGCAGCCGCGCCCCTGGCGTGAACGACCCCCGCCGCGCCAAGGTCCGCACCGCCACCGAACAGATGCTGCTGCACCAGGACATTCTTTTTGCAAAGAACTTTTTCCATGCTGGCGTCTGGGCAAATGAGCTGACCGGCACCACCAACGGCAGCGGTTCTAAGGAGTTCGTGAAGTTCAACGACACTTCTTTTGACCCCATCGGCTTCTTCGACGACCTGCGCACCGAGATCAAGCGCCAGGGCCGCCGCACCCCGAATCGCCTGGCACTGGGCATCCAGGCCTACAACGCCCTGAAAAACAACCCCTTCGTCAAGGAGAGCGTGAAGTACACCGGCACCACCGCAAACCCCGCCATCGTTACGCCCAACGTTCTGGCGCAGATTTTCGGCGTTGAGCAGGTGAAGATTCTGGAATCCACCTACAACTCCGCAGGCCTGGGCCAGAAGGAGAACATGGAGTTCATTTGCGACCCCAAGGCCGCGCTTCTGTGCTATGCCACCCCGACCCCGCAGATCGACGAGCCCTCCGCGGGCTACATTTTCACCTGGGATATGCTGGGCAACGGCGCTTCTGTCGCCTTTGACCAGTACGAGGGCGAAAACGGCACTCACGCGGAGTTCATCGAAGGCCTGTGCGCTTCCGACATGAAGAAGACTTCTGACGACCTGGCAATCTTCCTGAAGGACTGCGTCTAAGGAGGATGCCATGGGATACACCTGTCTGAAAATGGCAACCTTCGGCGGCGTGAAATACCGCCCGGGCGACGTTGTGGAGGCTGAAATGATCCAGCCGGGCAGCGCAAGAGCAATGCAGGACATGGGCATTATTGCCGAGTTCCAGGATCTCGAAGTGGGCAAAATCGAAACGCTGACCCTCCCCATTACTGCGGAGGGCGGCGTGGTAGAGCTTGACGCCACCCCGGACGCCGTTGTCCAGGCTGTGTGCATTTTGCAGCAGCGGGCAGAGGAGGCGGTGGCGACCATTGCCGAGGTTGAGGACCAGAGCGTCCTTATCCTGGTGAATGCCTGCGACAGCCGCAAGAGCGTCAAGGCGGCCGCAAAGGAACGCGGCGTATTCCTGGAAGACGAGGCTGCAAAGGCCACGCAGGAGGCCCCGGAGGGCGGCTCCGAGGGGGTGAGCTGATTGGCGCAGCTCACATACACCTACGACGCGAGCAAAATCGCCGAACACGGCCTTGACCAGATGCGCTTTGAGCTGGGGGACACGATGGTGGAGGGCGGCGTGGAAACCTGTGCGTTGAGCGACCAGGAATACAAGGCCGTCATTGAAGCCTACCCCCGCTGGAAACGCGCAAAGCTGGCCTGCGTGGAAAGCATTCTGCGCCGGTTTTCCTACGAGGTGAACACCAAGGTTGGAGAACTGAACCTCTCCCTGAGCGACCGCCTGGACTACTGGAAAAAGCTCTATTCTGACTTAAAGGCAGATGTGAGCGCTTCCGCCCCGCTGGCAAACCCGGCGGTTATCAACGGCGACCACTATTTCTACGCTGGCATGATGGAGAACCACGGGACCGGCAGAGGAGGCGGCGGCCATGTTTTACCTTAGACCCGGGAACCTTTGCAAGGACTTTGTGATCGAACCGCACATAGCGGAAAAGAGCACGACCGGGCGGGCAACTGCGAAATACGACACGGAGAGCCGACAGCTTCTCCACGGCGTGCTTTCAGCCGCTTCCCCGGAAGTAATCGAGCGATTCAGCCAGAACGCGCATCCGGTCACGCACCAGATCGCGCAGCGCGGCAGGCCCAAGGCCAAGGCTGGCGACCGCCTTATTTTGGAGAACCGGGCGTACTACGTTGAAGGTGTGGACCCGCTCGGGGACCTGGGCCTTTATACGCTCTACTACGTTCAGCAAAGGGAGGACACGCACAATGGAAATTGATATTTCTGGTGCCGTCCAGGGCTTTGTACAGGACGTGGAAAAACAGGTTGCGAGCCGTGCCGAGCGTGCCGCACACGTTATTCGCAAGTACGAACTGAGCGTGCTGTCGAACAACCCGAAGCGCAGCGGCAAAGTATACCGCAAGCCTGCGAGCAATAAGACCTACACGGCATCCGCCCCCGGTGAACCGCCCGCCCTTCGCACCGGCGACCTCCGCCGGAGCTTTCGACCGCTTGCAAAGAGCGAAATCGTCCAGAGCGCCAAGCACTACACACCCGGCATCCGCACAGATGTGAAGTATGCGCCGTTCCTGGAAGATGGAACCAGCAGAATTTCCCCGCGCCCCTACGCGGAGGAGATCAAGCAGAAGGCCTTCCCCGAGGTGAAGGCTATTTTTGAAGAAAAATACACCTAAGAGGAGGGCAGCCCCATGGGCCTTATGAAGGAAACCACATCCGCGGCGATTGATACAACCGCCATCCACCCCGGCGACCTGATCCGCGCAAAGTACGCAGACTGGAACGAGGCAAAGAACGGTATTGTTACCGCCGTGACCGGCGGGGAAATCCGCTGCCTTTACTTTCCGGGCATCCGGAACGTGTGCAATTACTTTCTGATCGCGGCAGACGAGGTTACAGAAGGGCTTTGGGATATTTCCTGGAGCACCGACATGAAGACCATCCAGACCGAGGGAGTACAGCATGACGCTTGAAGAACTTATCTATAAGCGGATCACTGAATCCGCCGCCGCTGAACGGCTGGCGCTCCACAACGGGGCACCGGCCGTTTTCTTTGGCCCGGTGCCTACCGACACGGACCCGGGATGGGCCGGGGCTGAACAGTACCCGCGTATTTCCTACACCATCGACATGAGGGCAAACCCCGAGCGCCAAACCGCCGGGAATCTGTACCTTGATGTTTGGTGCCTGGACAGCGGGACCGCACCGGAGGCCGTAGAGCCCAGCGTCCGGGCTGCCCTGTGCGACGTTATTATGGCGCCGCATGAACAGCCCCCGTACAACCTGGCGTGGGTCACAAGTGAAACCTTCGAGGCCACAAAGCAGCTTGACAAGAGTGCCCGCGTTATTGGCGTGACGGTGACTTTTGATCTGTATGCACTGCCGCAGCAGGAAACCACCGACCCGGACCCTATCCTGGCAATGAACGCCTTCACGAACAGGTGGAACGACGCTGTGACCGTGATTGGAAGCGACCGAATGGGCGAGTATACGGAGCCGTCGGACCAGCACCCGGCGGCTTATTTCCGCCTTGCGAACTACCACCGGGCACAGGAAACCAACACCGTTATTTGGCTGGAAGGCGTTCTGGTGGGTCACCTGATCGCGCCGACCTACGCAGGCCGCCAGCGCTGGCTCAAAGCCCTTGCGGACGAGCTTGCAACCCGCGGGGAAGTCGAAATGTTAGACACTTCCCCCATGTTCATACGCGGTTTGGAGGTGGACGGGAGCCTTGACCCGCTCACGGCCGGGCAGATGCGCCTTGCCGTCCGCTGGGGAATCTTGAGGCGGCCGAAGTTCGCCCACAAGCTGAACCACATCAATACGAATTACAACTACAAACCGTAAAAGGAGGCTATTATGGCAGAAACCAAAACCACGGCTGCCGCGCCCGTAGAGGCGGCCGCCACCTATACCGCCGCCGAGCTTATCGCAGCAGCGCCGGAAAAGTTTGGCGTTTCGCGCGACATCGCAACCGCCGCCCTGCGCATGGCTGGCAAAAAGTCTGCCACCGTTGAGGAGGCAAAGACGATTATTACCGCGTTTGCAACCAAGGAGGTGAAATAATTATGGCTGGTACCTTTTCTGTGGGCGAATCCAAGACCCGCCCGGGCGTTTACCACCGGCGTTATAGCGTTGGCGGCGGCGAGGTTGCCGGTGCGCTGAACGGCGTCGGCATGGGCATCATTCGCGCAAACTGGGGCCCGCTGAACCGGGCCGTTGCATTTGAGCCGTCCACCAACGTGAATGCTGTATTTGGCAGCGGCAACACCGAAGACCTTATCACCGAAATGTTTTCCGGCGGTATTTCCAGCGGCTATTTCGTGCGCTGCGGCACCGGCGGCACGGCGCCCACCATCACCCTGAAAGACAACGCGAAGGCCGACGTTGTGACCATTACCGGCGCCTACGTTGGCGACCGGGCATTTTCCGTGTCTGTCCGCGACAGCCTGACCGGCGACGGCCGCGAGTGCATCATTTACGAGGGCACGACCGAGTTCCTGAAGGTGACGTTTGAGGCCGACACCAAGGAGCCCGCAGGCCTGGCCGCGGCTATCAACGCGGCCACCAAGGACTTTATCGCAAAGGCGACCGCCGCAGGCTCCGGCGTTATGGCTACCGTGACCCAGTCGGCTATGACCAAGGGCACCCAGCCCACGGCTGCGGTCTCCGAGTACAGCGCGGCCCTGGACGCTTTCGACGCTGTGCGCGGCAATGTTATCTGTGTGGACACCGACGACGCTGCCGTTCACTCCCTGGTGCAGGCATACATTACCCGCACCTTTACCGGCGGCAGCTACCCGATGGGCTGCGTCGCCGAGAATAAGGGCGTCGAGTTCGACACCCGCACGACCCACGCCGCCGCTTTCAATGACGAGAAGATGCACTACTGCGTCAACGGCGCCCTGAATGCTACCGGCGACGACTACAACGGCTACAAGCTGGCCGCCCGCATTGGCGGCATGATCGCTTCCGTTGCCTCCAACGTGTCCCTTACCCACACCGTTGTGAAGGGTTTTGTTGATCTGGACGAAGGCCTGACCAACAGCCAGATCGAGAAGGCATTGAAGCGCGGCTGCATCGTGCTGACCAAGAACGCTTCCGGCCAGGTGCAGATCGAGCAGGGCATCAACACCCTGGTGAGCCCTGACGGCAACATGGATGCAGGCTGGAAGAAGATCCGCCGCACCAAGGAACGCTTCGAGCTTATGCAGCGCATCGACGACAGCCTGGACCCCATTGTGGGCAAGCTGGACAACGACAGCGACGGCCGCGCCACCGTTATTGCCATGGGCAAGGCAATCATTGCCGCCATGGTGGGCGAAAAGAAGCTGACTTCCGGCGATATGTACGAGGACGAGAGCAACCCGCCGCAGGGCGATTCCGCATGGTTCATCCTTGACATTGTGGACAAGGACAGCTTGGAGCACGTCTATCTGGCGTATAAGTATCGCTTTGCTACCGAAGTGAGCGAGTAAAGGAGGGAATAAGCTATGTATAATCAGTCCGGCCCGGCCGACAGCCGCAAGGTTTTGAGCGGCAAGGACGCTGTGCTTTTCAATGGTGAAGGCGTTATGCTTGCCACCATTGAGAACTTCCAGGTCCAGGTGAATGTTTCCAACTCTGATTACCAGCCTTTGGGCGACGCACAGGCACACGCCACCATGACCGGCTACAAGGTATCGCTGAACTTCTCGCAGATCGTGATTGAGGACGACGCCCTGATCACGGATATGTTCGAGATGATGCACAGCGGCCAGCAGCCTAACTGGGTATTCCAGGGCGTTACTTACGGCCGCAACGGCAGTGAGCAGCGCATGAACTACCGCGGCGTCGTTCCCGACGGCAACATTGACCTCCAGGGCGCATCCGTGGGCGATATTATTAAGCGCGCATGGAATATGGCGGTCAACGACCCGCCCGAGCTCCAGAAGCTCCTGAGCGCATAAGAGAGGCCGCAAAACGAAGAACGGATACAAGGGGAGGCGCCTTGCGAGGGCGCCCCCCTATTTTGTTTTATTCGCATGAACAAACAAAGCCATCATGGAGGACAAAAATATGAGCATCAAAGCTACTGTAAACCCTGCTGCCGATACCGCCGAGATCACCAAAGAGGAGCTGATCGCGGACGCCCGCGAGCATGAAACTTCTCTGCTGGACGGCCTTCTGACTGCTGCCGGTTTCAAGACCGCAGAGGACTGCATTAAAAAAGTGGTTATTTCCCGCGGCGGCAAGGATCTGTTCAGCTTCCACATCCACCCGCTGAGCGAGGAAGATTACAACGCCTGCCGCAAGAAGTTTACCAAGTACGTTAAGAGCAAGGTACAGGGCGGCATCCGCGTGCCGGAGGAAGTGCACGCGGTGAACTACCGCGCCGCGCTGATTTACACGGCAACCATCCCGGAGGACCAGGAAAATGTATGGAACAACAAGGCTCTGTGGAAAAAGCTTGACCTTGCGACCGGTTACGAGGCCGTGAACGCCCTGCTGATGGCAGGCGAGAAGGAAGCGGTGCTTTCGCTTATCGACCAGATCAGCGGCTACGAGCTTTCCGAGGAGGACGTGGCAAAAAACTAATCCTCGCCGGAGGGCGCGCAACGCTTTTGCACCAGATCTTCCAGCGCACCGGCGTAATGCCGGGCAATGTCTGGAACGCCCAGCATGGTGAAAGAGCGTTTTGTTTGGCCTCCATGATGGTGCAGCTCGAACAAGAGCAGAAGGCCGGAGAGGAGGGAACAAATGGCCTCTGAAACTTTTAGAATTGCCATTGACGCAACCGTCAACGACAAAACCGGCCCCGGCGTGCAGTCCGCCCAGAAGCGCCTTTCTGGGTTCGACAAGAGCATCGAGCACACCAAAGACCAGTTGGACCGGCTGACAAGTACGGGCTTCCACGTTGATCTGGACGCCGTAGACCGGGCGACCGCTACGATCCAGAACGTGGAAACGAGGGCCCGGAGCTTCACGGGAAAGGTTTGGAATGTGACCCTTGGCGTTGTGGACAAACTGACGGCGCCGTTTAAGAGCATTATCGCAAACACGATAGGAAATCCCGTTGTGCAGGCGGGGGCAATTTTTGGCGTTTCGCTCAGTCTTAAAAATACGGTTGACACATACGGGGCCTTTGAGGAATCCATGTCGAACGTGAAGGCCATTTCCGGCGCCACCGGCGAGGAGTTCGAGAAGCTCAACGCCAAAGCGAAAGAGGAAGGCGCAACCACGAAATTCACCGCCAAGGATTCTGCGGACGCCTTCGGCTATATGGCTATGGCGGGCTGGAAAACCGAAGATATGCTGAACGGCATTGACGGCATTATGAGCCTGGCCGCAGCCTCAAACGAAGACCTGGCGACCACTTCCGACATTGTGACCGATGCTTTGACGGCCTTCGGGCTGCAAGCATCCGATTCCGGGCACTTCGCCGACGTTCTGGCGCAGGCCAGCGCGAACGCGAACACTAACGTTGGTATGATGGGCGAATCCTTCAAGTACGTTGCCCCTGTGGCGGGTGCATTGAAGTACTCCGTGGAAGACGTTTCCCTGGCCCTGGGCCTTATGGCAAACGCCAGCGTTAAAGGCTCCATGGCAGGCACCAGCCTGAAAACCTCCCTTGCGAACCTGGCGGCCCCCACCGACAAGATGCAGGGAGCCATGGACCGGTACGGCATCAGCCTGACCAAGCGCAACGGCGAAATGAAGACCCTGCACGAGGTTTTGGACAACTTGCGCAGCAGCCTGGGCGGCCTTTCCGAGACCGAACAGACCGCGGCCGCAAGCACCATTTTCGGCAAGGAGGCCATGGCCGGTATGCTGGCAATCATCAACGCATCCGCGGATGATTACAACAAACTGACCGCAGCCGTGAACAACTCCGACGGCGCCTCCCAGCAGATGGCGGACACGATGCTGGACAACATGAACGGCAGCTTTACGCTGCTGCAATCGGCGGTTGACGGCGCAAAAATCGCCCTGGGCGAACGCCTGTCCCCGTACCTTCGGGAGTTTGCAACCTGGATCACCGGCAAAATGCCGCTTGTTGAGGACGCTATCGGCGACGTAATGGACCGCGTAGACGCGAAAATCGAAAATCTGCACCACACCATTGCGGAGTTTACCGCCAGCGACGAGTGGGCGAACGCCGACATTTGGGGCAAGCTGGGCATTGCCTGGGACAAGATCGTGGCGGAACCATTCGACGAGTGGTGGAACGGCAGCGGCCGTCAGTTCTTCGCCGACAGGGCCGCAGGCCTGGGCCGTGGCCTTGGCAGCGGCATTACCGCCGGATTTCTGGCTCTGCTTGGCATTGACCCTGCCGGAGCCATTGACGACGGCGCAGCTATTGGTGCAAACTTTGTTTCCGGCTTTATGGACGGCCTGGACTTCGACGGAATCCTGGACGGCTTAAAGACCTGGGCAGAGAACCACAAGGCCCAGGTGGCGGCCATTGGCGCCGTTCTCGGCTTCAAGCTGGTAACGGGCGCAGCAAGCGCCTATTCTAAACTCCGCAGTCTTACCGCGGCGCTTGGCATTGGAGGTGGCACAGGCACCGGCGCGGGCTCTTCTGGTATGCCTTCCATGGGCGGCTCCTTCAAGACTTCCGCAGCCGTTATGAACGTAACGGCCCAGATGGTGGTTTTGAAGTCTGGCAACTTTGGCGCCGAGGCAGGCTCCAAGGCTCGCCAGGCGGCAGAAGCGGCCTTTTCTGGTGGCACTGGCAGCCCTTCGCTGCCGAGCGGCGGCGCGCTGATCCCGAGCGCGGGCACCCCGGCGACGGCCGGAGCCCTGCCCGGCGCTACAAGGCTTCTCGGCGATGGCAAGGCGACCTTTGAGGGAACGGCCGTCGAGATTGACCCGGCGACACTGCCCGCAAAGGGCCTGACTTCCGCAAATAGCTGGCTGGGCAAGTTCCTGCAAAGGGGATCTACCCAGGCTGCTATGAGCGCGGACGGCACCCTCACTTCTGTTACCGGTGGCGTTGGCGGCACCCTGGGCACCGTTGGCACGGCCCTGGGGAGCCATGCGACCACGGCGGCAGGCACAGCCGCAGCGGGCGGCGCAAGCATTCTGGGCGGCATTCTGGGCCTTCTGGGCATCGGCGCAGGCATGAGAAACCTGTACCGCGGCGCCCAGACCACCGGCAAGGACGCGCAGAACGAGTATTCCAAGGGCGGAACCAAGATCGGCATGGTTGGCGCAGGCGCAGCGGCAGGCGCAGCCGTGGGCACTGTGGTGCCTGTTGTTGGAACCGGCGTCGGCGCTCTTGTGGGTGCCGGTATCGGTGGCCTTGGCGCCCTGGGCTTTGGCGATAAAATCGGCCAGGCGCTTTCTGACGCTCTGGACGAAGGCGGAGCCCTGGACAACCTGAAACAGACGGTCGGAACCTTCTTCACCTCGACGTTGCCGGAGCACTGGACGAGCTTCTGGGACGGCGTGGGCACCACGTTTTCCGAAACAATTCCCTATGCAATCGGCTACGCCTTGGGCAAAACGAAGGTTTTCTTTACCAACACGCTGCCCGAGCACTGGACCGCCTTCTGGGATGGTGTGGGGGAGTTCTGGACCGAGGACGTCCCCGCGTGGGTGGAGAACACCGGCGAAAAGGCCGCAGCATTCTTCACCGAAACGCTTCCGACCAAGTGGACGGACTTCTGGACCGGCGTCGGCGACTTCTGGACAAAGGAAGTCCCGGCCTGGGTTGAAAGCAGCGCGACGAGCGCGGCGAACTTCTTCACCGTAACGCTTCCGGCGAAATGGACCGGCTTCTGGTCTGGCGTAGGGGACAAGATCAGCGGATTTTTCACCAACGCCAGAAACGCTTTTAGTTCTGGCTTCTCTGCCGGATCGTTTACGACGGGCGGAGGCACGAGCGGCGGCGGTGGCGGACGCGCTACCCCGCACGCAACCGGCGGTATTATGACCCGCCCCCACGTCGGCCTTGTAGCAGAGGACGGCCCGGAGGCAATTATCCCGCTTGGCAGCAAGCGCCGTGGCCGCGGCATTGAGCTCTTGCACAGAGCTGCGGCAGCCCTTGGCGTGTCCGCCCCTTCTGGCGATCGCTACGACGTGCCGCAGGCGGCGAATGCCCCGAGTTCCGGGAGCTACACCCCGGAGAGCGGCGGCAGCGCGGTGCAGACCACGGGAAAGACCGCCTTCGACACCACGGCAGCCGCGCCGGTCCTTTTCAGCAATCGGCCGGTGAAGGCTTACGCGGAAGGCGGCCTGGTCGGCAGCCTGGCGCAGAGCGTGGAGCACGCCCCGGAGGTTGACCCGTTTGCCGTTGGCAACGAGCAGCGCACCCCGGCGGCCCCTTCTGGCGAGCGCTACGACGTGCCGCAGACCCCGAGCAACACCGTGGACACCCCGGCACCGAAAACGCCCAGCAGCCCCGCTTCCGGCGGGCTGGTGAGCCTTGACGGCCGCGAGGACGACGAGGCCCCAGAGGACGTCCCCGCATTCTCGCCGGTCGTGTATCCCGCACCGGCGCCGCAGGCCCCGGCAGGGGCAGCAGCGCAGCCCGTATCTATTCCGGTAGAAATCGGGCTGAACCCGCAATTTGTGATCCAGGGCACCGCAGGCATGAGCCCGGACGAGATTATCGCAACCGTGAAATCCCGCATCCGCGAAATGGTGGATGACATAAGCGACGAGCTGGCCGAACGCCTGGCTCGCGTGTTTGCGAATATGCCCGCATAAGGAAAGGAGGGCAAAATGCTACCTGAGATTGTGTATATTACCCAACTCGACACGGGAACCAGGATTGCGCTCCCCCTTACGCCCGAAAAAGTTTCCGACAAGAGAGAAGGCAACTTCATCTCCTACAACATTTTGAACGTTGGCGAGGTGAAAATCCCGAACGGCGAAAAGCTGGCGCAATTTTCCTGGGACGGTATCCTCCCCGGCGTTTCTATGCTGGGCATGGGTATTGTTTCGCTTTTCGACTGGAAGCCGCCCCGCGTGATGATCGGCATACTTGACGGGTGGAAGAAAAACCGGAAGAAACTTCGGCTTCTCGTGACCGGAACGGCCATAAACCACGACGTTTATATCCAGAACTTTACCGTTACCCACGAATACCTCGACCGGGCGGAATACAGCATTTCCTTTGTGCAAGCGAAGGACATTCTGATTAAAACCACGGACGAGGCGGACGGAAAAACGGACGGCGGGAGCCTGGACGAGCGCCCGGCGAGTGCAGCGGCCGCAGCATCCACCCAGGCGACCGGCAAAACCTACACCGTGAAGCCTGGGGATACGCTGTGGTCCATTTCTAAGAAGTACCTCGGCAATGGCTCGCGCTATTCGGAAATCTACAAATCCAACAAGGCCGTAATCGGGAGCAATCCGGGCCTGATTAAGCCGGGCCAGGTTTTGACCATCCCGGGGTGAGGAGGGCCGCATGATCGACGTTTCCAAAGTGGCATACAACGTTTATGCAGTCCTTCAAGACGGCACCCGGCTGAACGTTACCCCGGCGGTGACGGATCTAGGCTGGGAGGAAGGGGAGGGCGAGTTAAGCGCCCGGTTTTCGTTCACGGCTGCCAACGTGGACTATAACGGGAACCCGCTTTCCTCGACCATAAAGCCAAACACGGCTATTGTGGTAACAGCCTCGGCCGGAGGAGATGAAAAGGAAGTTGCAAACGGGAAGGTAATCGAGTGGTACCCGCAGGACAGCGCCACCGCGAAGGGCTTTTCCGTGGTGTGCTACGACGACCTTTACAACCTTCAAAAAAGCCAGGACGACCGCTATATCAAGGCCGGAACTGGCACAAAATCCGCCCTGAACGCCATCTTTTCCGACTGGGGAATCCCGGCCGGGGAGTACAAAGGGCCGGATAAGCCCCACGCAAAAACGCTTTTCAAAGCGGAATACCTGGGGGACATTATAACGGAGCTTCTGGACGATGCCGAAAAGCACGGCGCGGACAACTACGTTATAAGAATGACCGGCGGCAAGGTGGACGTTTTGCCCATCAATGCCAACGAAACCGTTTACCACTTTGACGAGGACGACAACCTGACAACGAGCGGCGACAAGATCAGCACGGCCGACCTTGTTACCCGTGTTAAGGTGATAGGCCTCGAAAAGAAGACCAAGAAGCGGTCTGTGGAAGCGACCCTGGACGGAAAAACGGAGTATGGCATCCGGCAGCGGATCTATACCCGTAGTTCGGACGACACGGCCGCACAGGCCAAGTCTGCCGCACAGAAGACCCTTGACGAAAAAGGGGAGCCGACACGAAAAACCACCCTGAAAGGTGCGGATCTTCCGTTTATCCGCAAGGGCGACAAAATCCGGGCTGCGGCCAGGACGGTGAACGGCTTTTGCACCGTGCTGGGAGTGCAGCACGATGCAGCAAACCGCACTATGACCATGACTGTTAAAGTTTTGGGCGAAGATTCGGCGGAGAGCAAGAAAGGCTCCGACGAGTACAAGGTGGGCGACGTTGTGAATTTTGCCGGTGGCAGCCATTATAAGACCGCCACCGACACGCAGGCCGCAAGCACAAACCTTTCGCCGGGAAAGGCAAAAATAACCATCATAAAGAAGGGCGCGAAACACCCGTACCACCTGATCTATCAGAACTGGGCCGAAACGCACGTTTACGGCTGGGTGGATGAAGGCACCTTTTCAAAGTAACGGAAGGAGGGAACCGTGAACCCGAGTTCTGGCAACAAGGGCGTGAATGGGCTGGCCCAGGCCTTCGTTGGAGAAATTGACCGGCGACGTTCAAAAGATTCCGCACTGGTGCTTGACTTTGGCGAGATCCAGGACGATTACAGCCTCAAAACCAACACTTTTTCCATTCCGATTCCGGTAGAGGATTACCACGTCTGCCGCCAACTGACCCTTGGCAAAACCGGGGACATTCTGGCAAAAACCCAGGCCATCGGTAAGCCGGGCAGCGGTGAACACAATCACAAGAAGGTTGCAACCCTTATGGATTCCAGGGGTCTGCCGTGTTCTGGCACGATTGGCATACCGGCAGCCGGGCAGCCGGACCCACCGGACCCGCCGCAGAACAGCGCGGGCAGCGGAGGGCCGGAAGGCGCCCACCAGCACCACGTCCTGATCCCGGAGAAAATGCGCCGCCTGAAACCCGGGGACCGGGTTCTGGTGGCCTGGGTGCAGTCGGAGGCCGTTGTGGTGGATATTATCTGCCCGGCGGAGGATCTAAAAAAATAACAAGACGAAAGGAAGGGCTTTCCTATGGCTGAAAAGCAGCTTTACCCGGTTTTTGAAGTCCCGGACTTCGTCACAAAGAAGAACGAGGAGAACCGGAAGCAGCAGTATAAACCTTCTGTTTATTTCGACTATGCGACCGGCGATTTTCGCCTTGACGGCGCCGGGCGCATGGCGGGAGCCAGCGGCCGCGAAGCCTATATGCAATGGTGCATAAAAACCGTTATGACGGAGCGGGACGCCTTTCTGGCGTATTCGACCAAGTACGGCGCAGAGCTCGAAACTTCGCTTGCACAAAGCGACCGCGCCAGCGTGGAAGCCAGCCTAGAACGGACCATCACGGAAGCAATCATGGCGAACCCCAAAACGGAGTATTGCCGCGATTTCACGTTTATATGGCCCGAGCCAGACAGTTGCGATTGCGAATTTGTTGTGAAGGGCCGCGGCTACGACGAAATCCAAACCGTCAGCCTGAATTTTTCAAAGTAAGGAGGTGAGAACATGGCCACAATTCCGGCATTTTCCGCGCCTGATTGGCTGAAAACCGAAACGGCGGAGCAGATCCAGGCGCGCATGATGGAAAGCCTCCCGCCTGACATTGACGACACCGAAGGCGGCTTCCCGTGGGATTTTACCTATCCCACGGCACTCGAAAAGGACGAACTGCTGAACTTCCACCTTGTGGAAACCTTAAAGTTGATGTTTCCGGCGTGGTCCTATGGGGCCTACCTTGACGGACACGCCAGGGCCGACGGCCTTTCCCGCCGCCCGGCAAACCCCGCAGCCGGTATTGTTACGTTTACCGGCACGCCCGGCACGCAGATCCCGGAGGGCACTGTGGTCTGTGTGCCTTCTTCCGGCGGAGTGCCTGCCATTGAGTACGCTACGGATTCCGTGGCCTACATTGGAGAGGCTACCGGAGGTGAGGACGGCACGGTTGACGTTGCTATTACAGCAGTCGAACCGGGCCCCACCGGCAACGTGGGCGCGGGTGCCATCACGATTATGATGGACCCGATTGCAGGCGTTACCCTTGTGACCAACGCCGACAAGATCACCGGCGGCGCAGAGGAGGAAGACGACGAATCCCTCCGCCTGCGCATTGCGGAGTATGACGAGACTTCGGGAGAATCCTTTGTTGGCTGCGACGCGGACTATAAACGCTGGGCCAAAGAGGTTTCGGGCGTTGGCACGGTGCTGGTTGATGCACAGTATGAAAAGACGCATCCCAACTGGGTGCGCCTTATTATTCTGGATTCTTCCGGCGAGCCAGCCAACGGCTCTATTATTCAAAACGTGTACGACCACATCATGAGGGACGACAACCGGATCGAGCGGAAGGCGCCCGTTGGCGCAATTCTCCTGGTGCAGGCCCCCGAGGGCGAGGCGGTGAATATCTCCGTTGAGGGCTTGCAGTTGGACGGCACCAAGACTGCCGCAGAGGTGGAAGAAATCTTCCGCACCGCGCTGATTGAGTATTACATCACCGCCAAGTCCGACAGCCTGGTGAAGTATAACGAGATCCACGCGGCCCTGACCCGCACCGAGGGCGTGAAGAACTTTTCCAAGATCCTTGTGAACGGCGACGTGAAGGACATTCCGCTGGACCCGGCGGACTACCCCTGCACCGGTGAGATTCACGGCATCAAGGATACGGAGGCGACCAGCGAATGAGCACCCGGAAGAACTTCGACCTTGAAAGATTCCCTGAAAACCGCGTTTCCCAGCGCATGATTTCCCGCGTATCCCCCATTTATGAGCGCTCCTATGTGGCGAAATGGCTCTATGAAGTCATGGGCAGAGAGGTGGACGACGCGGAGATCCGATTCTCCGAGCTGCGGGAACAGGCAAACCCGGAGACGGCCACCTGGGCCCTGCGCTACTGGGAGCAGCGCTATGGTATTGAGACGAACGAAAACCGCAGCCTGGCAGCCCGCCGGGCAGACATAATCGCCCGCCGCGGTGCCCGCGCGCCCATGAACCCGGCCCGTGTGGAAGCGATTCTGTCCGCCATGACCGGCCGGGCCGTGCACGTTGAGGAAAACGTGGCGCCCTATACGATCCGCGTTGATATCGAGGCAGGCGGCGAACCGCTGGACTATTCGGCCGTGGTGGACCGCTTGAAGCGCATCAAGCCGTCGCACATTGCCTTTCAGTTATTTGTGACGGCGGATGCAACCATCAAGGTGAGCCCACGCAGCAGGCAGAAAGTTTTCGAGTACAAGTTGACCGGCGAGCACCCCGACGTGAACAACATTGGAGTGCAGCACCCGGTTACTGTACGCATTTCTCCCGGCGGCATCGGCCAGGCGTATGCCTACCCGCTGACCGGTGAGCACATGACCGGCACCGTGCCGGACGAAAGCCATCTGGCCTATGTGGAGGGCGTACCGGTGAAGATCGTACCGACTGCCCAGGGCACCGCTTATGCGTACCCGCTGACGGGCGAACACCTGGCAGGCCAACTTCCCGAGGAAAGTTTTATCGCCGCACAGGGCCGCGTTTCTGCCGTTCTGGCGGGCACCGGTGACGGCGGCGCCTTCCCGTACACGCTTGCCGGTGAAGAACCGGGCCTGAATAACGAGAGCGCGACCGCAAAAACCGCCCTGAACCTTTCGCCCGGCGGCCGTGGCGCAGCTTTTGCGTATTCCATGACGGGAGAGCGGGAGGCGGGCACCGCTCCGGATCTAAACAGTGTGGGAGCCCAGCAGGGAACAATCGTTGAAAACGGCGTTTCCGGCCGGGTTTTCTCTTTTGACTTCCCCCTCTGTGGGGACGATTCAGACTAAAAAAGGAGGCGAAAAGCTATGGCATTGCTTACCGCAGCGGCAATCGAGGATTACAAAGAGTTCACACAGCGGAATATTGCATATTCCCGTGTGAAAGTCGGTGGCACCTATTACAAGCTGGGCAAGCCTGAAATCCACGTCCTGAGTGACGGCCGGATCGCTGCCGACATTGTGGTGGACCACACGATCCCCGGCACCATTACGGCGACCGAATTTCAGCTTTTCAACACGAAGGACCAGCTTTTTTGCGCGAAGCCGGACAGCATCACCCGTAAGGATACCACCGAGGGTATTTTCTACCGCTTCACGTTCAAGATTGAGGAAGGTTAAGGAGGCGAGAGCTTATGTATAATTCGACCGACTGGAAGGACCACATCACGGAGCATCCCCACCGGCGCAAGATCACCGAAAACGGCGACGGCACCAGCGAGGTTGTGAAGGACCAGGGCGAGGTCCTCCAGCAGGGCACACCCCAGAGCGCAACCAACTTCAACAACATGGAAAACGGCATCCAGGACGCATACCTGGCGGCATCTATCCTGTTGTTCGGCAACCTTCACCAGCAGCGCGGGAACGACGCCCACGCGGCCATGGTGGACGGCGAGATCCTGGGCGAAACCCAGACCGTTACCCTGAAAAACACCGCAAAATTCCCCTTCAACAGCACCCGCGACAACCCTGTGACGGTTGCTTTGAAGCAGACCCGCAAGAACCTGTTCTATACCGTTGAGGCGGAGCAGACCGGCGCCACCGGCGAGGTGGGCAGCATCGAAATCAGCGCCAAAGCCTTGAACGGCTTTAAGATCGCATTCACCGGCAGCGCAAAAAGCGTTACCTTGCAGATCCGTGTTAAAGGAGGTATGACCTAATGGCTACTTACAATAAGATCCAGGTTGAGGACAAGAACGAGGGCGAGAAGATCGCCTGGGCGCAGAGCAAAACCAAAATCATTTTTGGCGACGATGACCTGGCAATTCGCTGCGACACCCGCCAGCGCGACATCCCCGTGACGGTTGACGTGTGCATGGACGACCAGAACAACCTGACCATCGGCACCGGCACCGGCCGCTATTATGTGGCCCAGGTGGAGATCCCGGCCCAGGTTTTCGTGGAGGTCGAGGATAGCGCAGAGGAGGCCCAGGAAGCCGCAGAACAGGCCGAGGGCGCGGAGGGCCAGAGCCGCGAAAGCACCATGAAGACCCACACCGAGGCCGTCCCGCTTGACATGGCAGACGTTAAGCTGATCCTGTGGTCCCTGGACGACTTGCAGCCCGCAGAAGACTAAAAGGAGGATACAACAATGAGCAATTTTGCACTTACGAGCCTGGCACTTTCTTCTGTTTGCCCCACCAACAAGGTTATCGTGGACGACAAGGGCGACCCCTCCGTGATGGTAGAGCGCCCGGCGCAGATGCTTAACGCACTGCTGACCAACGGCGACAGCACCGCGCACCCGGCCTTCCTGGTAAACGGCGTGCAGCGCAAGAAGCTGGCCTTTGGCAAGTTCCAGAGCATCGTACACAACAGCCGCGCCTATTCGCTGCCCAACGAGGATCCGGCGGCAAACATTACCCTGGACGAGATCGAGCAGTACGGCAAGAACAAGGGCAACGGCTTCCACTGCATCACCTATATGGAGTGGGGTTTCCTGGCGCTGCTGGCAAAAAAGAACGGCACCATGCCCAAAGGCAACAACAACTACGGCAAGGATTTTTCCGAAACTGCCATCGTGGCAATTCCGACGTATATTGACAGCAGCAACGGCAGCACTTGCCGCGTTGCCACCGGCACCGGCCCTGTGACGTGGAGCGACACCGGCGCCATGGACGGCGTGTGGGATCTGAACGGCAACGTTTGGGAATGGATCCGCGGCGTCCGTCTGGTGTGCGGTGAACTCCAGGTGATCCCCTACAATAACGCAGCCGACGCCAGCGTGAACACCGGCGCCAGCTCCAACGAGTGGCGCGCCCTGAACGCTTCCGCCACCAGCTACAACGACCTGTTTGTGGTGCCCGATGGCAAGGGCACCACCGCTGGCACGGTAAAGCTGGACTGGGTATCCGGTCACTGGCAGTGGGGTACCAGCATTGCCGACGCTTCCGACACGAGCCGGAACGCCAGCTTTGCCAAGACCACCGCAAGCGGTTTGAGCGCTACGGCAAAGCTGTACCTCCAGGCAATGGCTTTCTTGCCGGAGGACGGGGCCTCTGATGCCGATTATGGCAACGACGTGTTCTGGGCCAACAACGCGGCCGCGGAGCGGTGCGCGTATCGTGGTGGTGACTGGTACTATGGCGCGTACAACGGCGTTTTCGCCCTGTATCTGGATAATCCGCGCTCGCATCGCTGGACGGGCATCGGCGGGCGTCTCGCTTGCGACGAGGAAACTGAAAACTGATCCCTGGTAAACTGAAGGGCCCTGCGGGAGCAGGGCCCCGATTTTTTATATTTTGGAGGTTAAAAAGTGGCTGGATATACTCGCAATCCAACGCCGCAAAATTATGGTGGCAGCTACACGCCGAAGGAACCGAAAGCACCGGGAGAAGCAACAAAGCCGAAGCCGTTTTTTCTTAAAGAAAAAATATCAGAAATGATGAAATACGGAATGCCGCTTGTTGATGCTTTCCCGCGGCGCGAACGGAAACTTGCGGATATCCTCCGGGATAGTATGCTGGAAATGTACCGTCTGGCGACGCGCCTAGAACGAAAATATTACAAGAAGACCACGCTTGAAGACTTAGACATTGAGCTGGCCGTTTTGAAAGAATTTGTAATAGTGGCGTCGGACAAGGATTACCGCGGGCAGAAATACGCCCCGCCTTTGACGTTACACCAGCGGGAAGTTTGGAGCAGCTTTAATAGAGAAATAGGATGTATGATCGGCGGCTATATGGAATCCGTGAAAAACGGGCCTGCGAAAAAGGAATAAAAATATAGCTTTAAGATTGGGGAACGGGCCATTGATTTTGCCGGTGCGCGTATCGTGGTGGTAACTGGAACAATGGCGCGAACAACGGCGTTTTCGCCCTGAATCTGAATAATCCGCGCTCGAATCGCTGGACGAACATCGGCGGGCGTCTCGCTCTGCCCCTTGCTGGACATTGGTGCACGGCCTTACGGGGCCGTGTAGGTGCAAGGGTCAAAGGGGCCTTTTCCCCTTCCGGGAAGACATGACCGGAAAAAATGACAGTGAGCCGCGGAGGCGGGGACGTCAAACGCGGATTGGTGAAGTATGAATGAGAAACAAGTGCTCCAAAATTCTTTTTCTAACCTTATTGCGTTTCCCAGGCTTGAAGAAGCCAACAGGAACGCTAAAAAACAAAAGAGATACCGGGATGAAATAATCAAATTCAACAACGACCTGGACGCAAACCTATTGCAGATCCGGGACGACCTTGAAAATGAATGTTTCAAGTTTGGGCCGTATAGGAAACATTGGGTCAGTGTCCCCAAAAGGCGCCTGGTTATGGCGCTGCCTTACGCAAGCCGGATCGTTCAATGGGCGATATACCTTGAACTAAATCCCTTTTACGACCGCATGATGATAGAGGATTCTTATGCGTGCCGTAAAGGAAAAGGAAGCCTTGCAGCGGCCAAACGGCTCCAATATTGGTTACAAC